GGCACTACAGCAGTGACGACTACACAGTCATTCTTGCGCGTGAACACAGCATATGTTGCAACAGCAGGTTCCTCGAATGCCAATGAGGGAACCATCACAATTGCAAACAGCACACCAACGACTCTTGCCGCAATTGCCGCAACTGCTGGTGTTGCAGAGCAGTGCGTCTACACAGTGCCTGCTGGTTACACAGCGTACATCACACGCTACATGGTGTCGTCCTATAACGCCACTGCCAATGCAGGTAGCACTGGAAAAATTTATGTTCGTCCTTTTGGCGGCGCTTTCTTGTTGGCTACAGTGACTCGCATCCAAGCAATTGGCGCTTTTACTTGTGAGGCTGATTACCCATTCCCAGTCACTGAAAAGTCTGACATTGATTTCCGTGGCATTGCTTTTCTTGGTTCTTCTAACATGAGCGCCCAATTGCAAATGGTCGTCATCAAAGAAGGCCCTTGATATGCCAAGCAAGTCGCTCTCCCAACATCGCCTCATGCAGGCTGTCGCGCACAACCCTAAGTTCGCAAAGAAGGTGGGCGTGCCTCAGTCTGTTGGTAAGGAATTCGCCAAGGCCGACGAGGGCAAGAAGTTTGCTGGTGGCGGTCTCTATGCCAACATCAACGCCAAACGTGAGCGCATCGCTGAAGGCTCTGGTGAGAAGATGCGAAAGCCCGGTGCCCCGGGCGCTCCGACCGCGCAAGCGTTCAAGGATTCGGCCAAGACGGCCAAGGCCAAGGGCGGCGTGTCGCTGTCAGTTGGCCGCAAGGAGAAGTTGCCTGTGTCTCAAGGTGCTGGCCTTACCGAGAAGGGTCGGGCAAAATACAACCGTGAAACAGGCAGTAATTTGAAAGCCCCGCAACCGCAAGGTGGTGCCCGCAAGGACTCCTTCTGTGCGCGGATGTCGGGGGTTGTTGAGAACTCAAAAGGGGACGCCGAACGCGCCAAAGCATCGCTGAAGCGCTGGAAGTGCCCCGGATGGTAAGGGACAGGAATGGCTTACTCGGGAACCGTTGGAGCGACAGTCACCAGTGTGCAAACACTGATTGATCATGGCGCACGTCGTTGCGGAAAACTGGCCGAGGAGTTGACTTCGGAGCAACTGCTTTCAGCAAAGCAGTCGTTGTTTTTCCTGCTCTCGCACCTTGGCAACAAGGGCATCAATTACTGGTGCATCAACAAGAAGGTGTTTGGCCTGAAGGCTGACCAGTACATCTACTCGATGCCACTTGGCACCATCGACGTTCTCAACGTGCTGTACCGCACGATGAACCGACCAACCGGCCAGTACGCCACCTCCGCAGGTGGCACTGTCGCTTTGGCCTACGACAACGATGTTGACACATGGTGCCAGCAGACCAGCGCGAACGGGAATATCTCGGTCGACTACGGCACTGGTAACCCAATCTACGCTGGCTCGATTGGTTTCTTGCCATACATCTCTGGCGGCGGCTCGGCCACATGGTCGATCACGCTCGAGTACAGCGTGGACAACATCACATGGCAGACGCTGGACAACCTTGGCGAGATCATCGTCACCGACAACCAGTGGGTGTGGACTGACATCGATCCGGGTCAGTCTGTGCAGTATTACCGCATCCGCGCCTACAACAACACCACGTTGGGCCTGCGCGAGTTTTACGTCGGCAACAACAGCCGCGAAATCCAGATGTCTCGCCTCAACCGCGACGACTACACCAACCTGCCCAACAAGAACTTCACAGCCAACCAGCCGTTCCAGTTCTGGTTTGATCGCACCATCCCTCAGCCGACGATGTACTTGTGGCCTACGCCCAGTGACCCGTTCATTCAAATGACCGTGTGGTACTCACGCCAGATCATGGACGTGGGTGCGCTTTCTGGCGAGTTGGAAATCCCACAGCGCTGGTACGAGGCAGTCTTGATGATGCTGTCTCACCGCATGGCGATGGAGTTGCCGCAGGTCGCCGCAGACCGCATCACCTACCTCGAGAAGATGGCTGACAAATATCTTTTCGAAGCCGAGCAGGAAGAGCGCGACAAGTCGCCGATCTACCTCGCTCCCAACATCAGCGTGTACACGAGGTAAGCGATGCCAACCTTCCTCGACACTCGCGGCCTTGCCTCTGTAGCCATCGCGGTATGCGATCGTTGCAAGATGAAGGTTCCGTTCGTCACTCTCGTGGCCGACTCGAACTTTCCGGGTCTGCGCGTGTGTGAGGATCGTGGGTGCAAGGATCAACTTGACCCCTATCGCCTGCCTGCGCGACAAACCGAAAGGATTAACCTTCGGTTTCCACGCCCCGACGTCAGCGTTGCGGTCGACCCGGATGGGATTGTCACGTCGCCCGATCAGGACTGGACGCTGTCACCTGAACAAAACACCCAGACGCCGGAGAACAACGGCAATCTGGATAACCTGAGTCCGAGTCCCTAATGGCAAACGTAACCATATCCCAACTACCTCAAGCAGGCCCGATCACCGGGTCTGAACTCGTTCCTGTCGTCCAAAACGGGGTCACGGTTCAGACCACCGCGCAGGCTCTTGCGGCCTCGCCGACCCAGACACAGACCTTTTTGACGCTCAACCAAGAGCCGACGCTGACCAACTCGCGCCGCCTTTCCGGTGGCACGGGCATTGGTCTGGTTGACGGAGGCGCTCAAAGCACCCTCCAGATCACGCTAAACGCCACTTCTGGCTCTTTGGAGTCCTCTGGTACCGGCATCATCGTAAAAACGGCTGGAAACGCCGTTACGCCCCGCCAGATCGCTGTTTCTGGCACCGGTTTGGCCGTCACGAACGCCAGCGGTGTGTCCGGCAACCCCACTTTGGCCCTTGATGGGTTGATCGCGGCCATCGCGCAAGTCGGCGGAACCGGCCTTTTGGCCTTCCAAAACGGCACAACCGCCGGTGGCGTGCTGATCGCGGGCACCGCAAACCAGATTTCGGTCGCAAACGGCAACGGACAAGGCGGAAACCCGACCATCTCCATCGTCGACAACGTGATCCTGCCCGGAACTGCGGCCATGACGGTGCCGATTGGCTCTTCGGCCCAGCAACCGGTCGGTTCTGATGGTCAGATTCGCTACAACAATACCACCCAGACCTTTGACGGCTACGCCTCGGGTTCTTGGAGGCAGTTTTCGCTCACCGGTGGCGTTACATCTTTCAGTGCGGGCGCAACCGGACTGACACCGGCCACATCAACGACCGGCGCGGTGACCCTCGGTGGCATCTTGAACGGTGCCAGCGGCGGTACAGGCGTCGACAACACCGGCAAGACCATCACGCTTGGCGGAAGCCTCGTGCTGTCTGGTGCATTCAACCTCACGCTGACCCAGACCGGCATCACCAACGTCACCCTGCCCACCACGGGCACTTTGGCGACTTTGGCGGGCACCGAGACCCTGACCAACAAGACGATCAACGGCCCTGACAACACGCTGACAAACATCGGCAATTCGTCGCTGGTGAATTCGTCTGTGACCTACAACGGCGTCACTGTGGCATTGGGTGCGTCCGGCACGATCACAGCCACGACCACCGCCGCGCTGACTGTCAGCACTGGCCTGCAACTCGATTCCGGCACAACCTTCAATGGTTCTGTTGCACGGACGATCAGCATCGACTCGAGCGTTGTCACGCTCAACGGCACGCAGACGCTGACCAACAAGACGCTGACGACCCCTGTCATCGCGCAGATCGTCAACACCGGCACCCTGACTCTGCCAACCAGCACCGACACACTGGTAGGCCGCGCCACGACCGACACATTGACCAACAAGTCGATGTCCGGCTCTGCCAACACGTTCACGAACATCCCCAACAGTGCGCTGACCAACTCGTCGGTGACCATTGGCACGACCAACATCGCGCTGGGTGGCACTTCGCTTACCTTGGGTGGCCTGACCTCTATTGCGGTCACGCAAGACCCTGTGAGCGCCTTGCAACTGGCAACCAAGCAGTATGTGGACACGCTGGTGTCTTCTGGCATCACCTACCACGCGCCGGTCAAGTACGAGGTGCCCAACAGCACCGGCAACCTAAACGCGACCTACAACAACGGCACAGCCGGTGTGGGCGCAACCCTGACCAATGCAGGCACGCTGGGAGCCTTCACGCCCGACGGCGTGGTGGCCTCTGTCAACGACCGCATTCTGATCTACAACCAGACCAACCAGTTTGAGAACGGCGTCTATGTTGTGACCACGGTCGGTAACGGCTCGACTGCATGGGTGTTGACCCGCGCCAGCGACGCAGACACCTACGCTCTCAAGAGTCCGAACAGCCTCGGCGAGGGTGATGCATTCTTCATTCAGAGCGGCAATACCGGCGCTGGTGAGACCTACGTCTGCAACACGCAAGGCGTCATCACCTTTGGCACGACTGCAATCACGTTCGCTCAGGTCTCTGCCTCGCAGGTGTACTCCGCAGGCACTGGCCTGACCCTCTCCGGCACGCAATTCAGCATCACGAACACTGGTGTGACTGCCAACACCTACGGCGCGGCTTCGGCTGTGCCTGTGTTCGCCGTCAACGCGCAAGGCCAGATCACCAGCGTCACCGACACATCGATCTCGATCAACGCATCGCAGGTGACTGCTGGAACGCTTGCAGTGGCCCGTGGCGGCACTAACATCGGCTCGTACACCATCGGTGACCTGCTGTACGCCAGCGGGGCCACAACGCTCTCCGCGCTGGGTATTGGCACCAGCACCCAGATTTTGACTTCGAGCGGCTCTGCGCCTCAATGGTCGGCTCCCTCGGGCATCACTGTGGGCACAGCCACCAACTTGGCGGGTGGCTCGGCTGGTGCAATTGCTTACCAGTCTGGCTCTGGTGCAACGACATTCCTGTCCCTTGGGACAAGCACTTATGTGCTGACTGCTGGTGCTTCGGCTCCCGAGTACGTCGCTCAATCAACCCTGTCAGTGGGTAGCGCAACCAACGCCACGAACGCCACCAATGCGGCCAACGTGACTTTGACTGGCACCAGCGCAAACGCTGACTATTACCTACCGCTTGCGACTGGCTCGTCGACGGGCACTTACGGATTGCTCGTGAGTAATGGCCCGACCGTCAACCCGTCAACTGGCACAATCACAAACGGCATCGCTGGAGGAACTTTCTAATGGCTCAAACAGGCTACACCCCGATCAAAATCTACGCCAGTTCGACGGCTTCGGCTGTCCCGCTGGCCGCGAACCTGAGCAACGTCAACGGCGCTGAACTGGCGATCAACATCGCTGACGGCAAACTGTTCTACAAGGACAGCGCAGGCGTCGTGCAGGTCATCGGCACCAAGGGTGGTGTGGGCACCTCCACGAACACTCAGGTGCTGTTCAACTCGTCTGGCACGGTCGCTGGTGCGGCTGGTCTGACATGGGATGGCTCGTTCCTCACGGTTACCAGCATCAAGGACTCCGCGCTGACTTCTGGCCGCGTGACCTTTGCAGGTGCGTCCGGCCTCTTGACTGACGCCTCTGGCCTGACTTGGGACGGCACAAACTTTACCGCCACGCAGGTTCGTAGCAGTGGCTTGACATCGGGTCGCGTGACCTTTGCTGGCGCTTCTGGCTTGCTGTCCGACTCGTCCAACCTGACATGGAACGGCACGACTCTGGCGATCACCGGCGCACTGACTGCGACCGCTGACTCGGCCTTCTCGTCGACCGGTTCTCTGACGATCAGCAAGGGTACGACTGCACAGCGCCCCGGAAGCCCTGCTTCGGGTATGTTGCGCTTCAACACTACTACGACCGAGTTTGAGGGCTACAACGGCACGACTTGGGCTTCTGTGGGCGGTGCGGCACTGAGCAACGACACCTCGACCTCGAGCAACGTCTATCCGCTTTTCGCCGCCGCAACAAGTGGCACTGCCTCGACAATTTACACGAGCAATGCGAAACTCTTATACAAGCCCAGCACTGGTGAATTCCAGTCAAGCGAGTTGGTGGCAGGCAACGGCATCTTTGTGAACAGCCAGACCGTGTCGGCTGACTACACAATCCCATCAGGTTCCAACGCAATGTCGGCTGGCCCAGTAACAGTAGATTCAGGCATCACCGTGACGGTATCGAGCGGTTCTGTCTGGACAGTGATTTAAGGAGAAAAGAATGTCCATCACAATCAACGGAACGACTGGCATTGCGGGGGTGGATGGTTCCGCCTCCACGCCTGCGTTCAAGGGCAACGATACCGACACTGGTATTTTTTACCCAAGCGCGAACGAAGTTGCCGCCGCCGCAGGTGGCACAACCGTTTGGAATGCCTCAAGCACCTTTGGCTTCAAAAACCGAATCATCAACGGAAGCATGGACATCTGGCAACGCGGAACAAGCACAACTGCAACCGGAAATACCTACCTAGCAGACCGATGGGCGTCTGCGTTTCCTACTGGCGGGACTGTTAGCCAAGAGACATCCAGCCTCCCGACGGGTAGCCGTTATGCGTGGAAGTTTGTTGCAAGTGCATCCAATGCGTTTATGCAAATGGGTCAGCAGATTGAGTACATGAATTGCTTGGACTTGCAGAACACAACTGTAACCATTTCATTTATGGCGCGCTCAGTAAATTCAAACGCTGGCTCAACTGCGCTGACTGTTCGCACCAGAACGATTGCTGGTATTGATGGAACTTGTCTTTTTGCAGGGACTAACAGCGATACCTCTGTGACGCTGACAACTACTTGGACACGTTACACCGTGACCAAAACACTGCCAACTACTTTTGGCTCTCTTTCGCTTGAGTTTGTTCTTGGCGCAAACGTCAGCGGTGATGGAATTATGTTGTCGCAAGTCCAGATGGAATTTGGAAGTGTTGCGTCTTCTTTTGATGTCCTCAGCATTGGCACTGAGTTGGCTTTGTGCCAGCGGTACTTCTACAAAACTACTGGGGGTGGTAATACGCGTCACGCCATAAGTGGCAACGGCTCACTTGGCCAATCATTCCCAACGGTGTTTTTTAAAGTCACCATGAGAACAACTCCGAGCGTTTCAGTTTCTTCTGTAAGCCACTTTAACGTAGAAGCCCTTAACGGCGCTGGTTCAGTTGTAACTACTTCAATTTCTTGGAATGCGGGAGAGACAGATAGTGCAACTCTGAACGTGACCAGTGCAGGAAGCGGAGGTGCAGGATGCAATCTTTTGGGCAACAACTCAAGCGCCGTTATCGGCTATTCAGCGGAGTTTTAAAATGATTCAATACAAACTTCAAAAAAACCAATATGGTGAAGATTGCGCTGTGACCATCATTGGTCAAAACATCAGCATCCCCTTCGCCGAAGGCAACACAGACTACCGAGCCTACCTAGCGTGGCTTGCCGAGGGCAATACACCCCTACCCGCTGACGAACAAGGAGCGCAAGCATGAGCAAGGTACAACTCGCTGGTAACGCCAGCGGCACAGGCATCTTCACGATTGCCAGCCCAAACAGCAATACCGACCGCACGCTGACACTGCCAGACAACACTGGCACGCTGGTCACCACCGCCTCGACTGGCTCTGTTACGCAGGCTATGCTGGCCTCTAATGTGGCTGGCAACGGCCCTGCGTTTAGTGTCAATAGGACTGGCAATCAAACGGTATCAAGTGGGGTTTGGACAAAAATTCAATTTAATGCCGAAGAGTTTGATACTGCAAACGCTTTTGACAGCACAACAAACTATCGCTTCCAGCCAACAGTTGCTGGGTATTATTTTGTGCAATTGACAATGTCGTGTTTATCAAACACATTTCAGGCTTGCTTGGTGTCTATTTACAAAAACGGTAGTAATTGGAAAAACTGTTCAAACTACGCTTCAGCCTCTGGAACTTTAGATGATTGGACGGCAAGCGCTTCATCTTTAATCTATTTGAACGGTTCAACAGATTATTTAGAGGGTTATGGATTTAGCCTTGGAGCAAGCCCCGAGTTTGCAGGCTATTCCAACTACACATATTTTTCTGGCTATTTGGCAAGGACTGCATGATGACACTCTACGAAAAAATTAAAGCAATCTACCCTGAAGTTGCCGACCGCGATTTCGTAAGAACAATCGTCTTGCAAAACGACAGTGATGGTCGCGGTGACTACCTCAAGGAATGGAACCACCCAACACTGCCTCGTCCAACTGACGAGCAACTTGCAGGAGTAACAGCATGAGTTACGGAACAGTACAAGCAGAAAAGATGACCACAGAGTCTGGCTACTCGCTGGGCGCTGGTGATGCGACGTCCTTCAAAAATAAATTGATCAACGGCGATATGCGGGTCGATCAGAGGAACGCGGGCGCGTCTGTTTCTGTCCCAACCGCAACATCTCAAGCGTTTATCACTGACCGCTGGTTTGTGCAGAACCTTGGCACCAACAGCACCACAATGACTTGCCAGCAGTCAACTGATGCTCCTGCTGGGTATCAGTATTCCTTGTTAGTTACCAACGGCACTGGCGTTGCAACCACATCAAGTGACAGTCGTTTGCTTGCCCAATACATCGAGGGGCTGAACATCATTGACCTTGCTTTTGGTACTGCAAGCGCCAAAGGTATTGTTGTTTCGTTTCAGGTCAAGTCCAGTCTCACCGGAACATTCAGTGGATGCATTCTAAGCAATGCTGGAGATCAAGTTTATGGTTTCACCTTCACGATTTCTTCGGCAAATACTTGGACTCCTGTAGCCGTTTCCATTCCCGGTAGCACCACTGGTACTTGGCCCACAACCAATGTTGCCTCGATGCGCCTTCAGTTGAACTTGGGAAGCGGTAGCAGTTCGTTGCAACCGACAGCGAATGTGTGGGCATCTTCTGGTGGCTCTCGTGGTGTGCAAGGAACCGTCGCCTTGTCTGAGACCACTGGTGCGACATTCCGAATCACTGCGGCCCAGATTGAAGTAGGCACTGTAGCCACATCGTTCGACTTCCGTTCGTATGGGACGGAGTTGTCTTTGTGCCAGAGGTATTTCTTCAACAATGTGGGCCTAAATGGTCAGTATGACTATTTTGCGCCGGGCGGTTGCCCAAACTCAAGTTCGGGTCGTTTCTACAAACAATACCCAATACCAATGCGGGTTCCTCCTACATTTTCATACACGGGGAGCGGGTATATAGATGGCGCGGCGTTTACTGTGGCCCTCACATTGACTACCCCATACTTGACCGCCAATGGCTGTCGAATTGACTTTACTTCTGCCGCTGTGTTCTCTTCTGGTGCTTCTGTTTTCTTGGCAAAAGACCAAGGCACGGCATTTGCAATCGCATTTTCTGCGGAGTTATAAATGTACAAACTACTTAAAGACATACAGGGCCACATCGCAAATGTGGTCGTGAGAACATCCGACAACGCTTGCATTCCTTTTGCTGAAGGAAACGCGGACTACCAAGCCTACCTAAAGTGGCTTGCCGAAGGAAATACGCCCCTGCCTGCTGACGAATAAAAAAGGGTGAACCGCTGACCCACAACAGCGGAATTTTTTAAGGAAACGGCAATGAAACAACTCCTGATCTCTGAGCAACTGCTCAACGCAATCATCGGATACCTTGGGTCTCGTCCCTACCAAGAGGTGTTCCAACTCGTCGAGGCTATGCAGGCTGAAGCGAAGAATCAACCGAAAGAAGAAACAAAGGCTGAGTAATGGAATCACAGGCGATCTTCAACATCGTCGTAGGGATCGCCGCCTTCTTTGGGGGCTGGGTCTTGAACAACATCACGAAGGCCATCGAGCGTCTTGACGCCGATGTCCGAGAGATGCCCAAGACCTATGTCTCCAAGGAAGACTACCACCGAGACATCGACGAGATCAAGGACATCTGCAAGCAGATTTTTGCAAAACTCGACAACAAGGCGGACAAGTAATGGCATGGTCAGACGTACTCAAGGCAGTAATTCCAATCGTGGTCGCCGCGCTTGCGTGGCTACTTGGTCAAGTCGCTGACTTTTCCAATCGCCTCACCAAGATTGAGGGCGCAATGCCTGCCTTGATCACCAAAGAGGGCGTCCCAACGGACAGCCCCATCTCTGCCGAGCGCCGAGCCATGCAAAAAGAGCAGTTGATGCAACACATTAACGAGTTGCAAGTCAAAGTCAGATTGCTCGAGGAGCGCGAAAAAATGGGGAAAAAATAATGGTTCCAATCGTTGCATCCTTGCTAGGCACATTGGCCCAGAATGGTCTGGGCCTTTTGTCATCTGCGATCCAAGCAAAGGGTAAAGAGGTCGTCGAAAACGCGATTGGCTTCAAGATTCCTGACGATCCATCTCCTGCGACCGTTGAGAAACTGCGCCAGTTGCAGTTTGATCATGAAGAGCGCCTGCTGGAACTCGGCATTGAGAAGGCCAAGCAAGAGTTGGAGGGGTTCAAGATTGAAGTCGCTGACCGCGATTCAGCCCGCACCAGAGACGCTGAATTCATCAAGCGAGGCATGACCAACAACCGGGCCAATTTGATGTTCTTCTTGGCCGTTGTAATGGTCGGCTCCATGGTCTGGATTGTCTGGAAAGACCAGAGCATCAATGAGTACGTTAAGGGCATCTTTACGCTCGTTTTGGGCCGCTTCCTCGGCTACCTCGATAACATCTACTCTTTCGAGTTCGGTACAACCCGTGGGTCGAAAGACAAGGATGAGACCATCAAGCAACTCACGGAGGGCAAACAATGAGCCTGTCACAAGAACAAGCCGCATTTTTGCTCGATGCCTGCAAGTTGATCCAGTACGCCACCCAGCAGGGTTTTATGGTTACTGGCGGGGAATTGGCCCGGACACCTGAACAACAGGCGCTCCACGTCAAAGCAGGCCGCTCCAAGACCATGAATTCGATTCACCTGAAGAGATGCGCCATCGACTTGAATTTCTTCAAGGACGGTAAGATAATTTGGGATAAAACAACGCTGGCACCAATAGGTGCATTTTGGGAGTCTTTGCACCCCAAAAACCGCTGGGGTGGGAATTTCAAGTCGCTCGTGGACTGCCCGCATTTTGAACGCAACGTGTGATGGAGGAGCCGCAAAGTGACAACTGCCGCAGTAATGACGTATGACTCTCTGGTTGCAGACGTCTCTTCGTACCTTGAGCGCACCGACACCGCGACGCTCGAGAAAATCCCGACCTTCATCATGCTGGCCGAGCAGATCATCGCCAGCCAGATCAAGTTCCTTGGCAACCTGACGCCCATGACGTCCACGATGACGTCCAACCAGCCGATCATCGACAAGCCAGCACGCTGGCACAAGACTGTCTCCATGAACGTCACTGTGGGTGGCGTCAAACAGCCCGTTCTGCTCCGCAAGTACGAGTACCTGCGCGAGTATTGGCCGAACCCAACCGAGACTGATGTTCCGGCCTACTACGCAGACTACGATTACACCCACTGGCTCGTGGCCCCCACCCCTGATGACGACTACGTCTTCGAGGTGCTGTACTACGAGCGAGTCCAGCCGCTTGATTCTTCCAACCAGACCAACTGGTTCACCACTTACGCACCACAAGCAATGCTGTATGGCTCTCTCTTGCAGGCCATGCCGTTCCTGAAGAACGACAGCAGAATGCAGATGTGGCAAGCCAACTACGACGCAATCATGCAGACGCTGAAGCAAGAAGATGTTCAGCGCATTGGTGACCGTCAAGCCGCAGTATTGGATACCTGACCATGAGTTACAACAGCCCCTTCACCGGCAACGTCATCCAACCAACCGACGTTTCCTACCGAGCCATCACCCTATCAGCGAACACGCAGTTGGAGTGGCCGATCAACGGAAACGCCACCGACGACTACGCCGCCCGCATCATGGAGGTCACAGCCTCCTCTGCGGGCCTTTCGCTTTATATGCCTCCTGCCAACCAAGCATCGGTCGGTCAGGATGCAATGATCCGCAACGTGGGCGCTACGACCTTCACGGTCAAGGATTTTGGCGGCGCGAACACGATCATCTCGATCCCCGCTGGCGAGGCCCGCTACATCTACATCACGGCCAATCCGACCGTCACTGGCACATGGGGCATCATCGCCTTCGGGATCGGCTCTTCTGGGGCCGATGCGGCCACTCTGGCGGGCTATGGCTTGCTGGCGATCGGCCAGACGCTGAACCAGTCCCAGCCGGTCACCACCTTCTCGTCAAATTACACCGCGCTGACAACTGACCGCTCGAACACCTATGTGTGGACTGGCGGCGCTGGCACGCTGACCCTGTCTGGCGTGACCACGCTGGGCAATAACTGGTTCATGTTCCTCCGCAACAGCGGTACCGGCGCATTGACCGTGGCCTGCTCTGGCGGTGACGTGATCAACGGCTCCGCATCGCTGATTCTTCAGCCAAGCGACTCCTGCATCATCGTCTGCTCTGGCGCGGCCTTCTATACCGTGGGCTTGGGCAAGTCGACCCAGTTCGCTTTCACGCAACTGACAAAAGCCGTCACCGGCGGAACCATCACCCTGACAGCCGCCGAGGCGTCGAACGTGATCCTGAAGTTCACCGGCACGCTCTCGAGCAACGCCACGATCATCGTCCCGCAGACGGTGCAGGTGTACTACGTCCAGAACGCCACCGTCGGCGGTGTGTCGAACTACACGATCAAACTCACAACCAACACCGGCGGCTCCGAGGCGACGATTGCCTCGAACCAGCAGGCCACACTGATTTGCGACTCGGTCAACCTTGTGAACGCCAACACCGTGCTGGCTGGTGCGTCTGCCCTTGGTTTGATTGACGGCACCGTATCCAGCCCTGCCTTGTACTTTGGTTCTGAGCCGACCACCGGTGTGTACCGCGCCGCCTCGGGCCAATTCAACATCGGCATCTTGGGTACCAACCTCTTCACGTTGTCGGCCACCGGCTTGACGATCAGTGGCACCGGCACCTTCACAGGTGGCGTTGCTGGGGGTGCATTCTGATGACGCAGAAGGTTTTTTCGATTGACACCCAACCCGGCATTCAACGGGACGGGACGTACTTCGACAAGAACTTCTACACCGACGGCAAGTGGGTGCGGTTCCAGCGCGGACGCCCCCGCAAGATCGGCGGATACCGCGCCATCGTCACGAATGCTGATGGCCTGTCTCGTGGCATCTACGTCAACTCAGAAGACGGCATCAACAAGATTTTCAACGGCTACGATGACGGAATTGAGGTCATCGACATCGACAACAACGGCATCGGCTCAGGCACCAACGAAATGGTGTTTGGTGGTGAAATCCTGACCTTGGGCACCATCGTGCCGGGTACTGGCTACACCAACGGCACCTACACCAACGTGGCCCTCACTGGAGGCTACGGCGCAGGCGCAAAGGCCACCATCGTCGTTTCTGGCGGGGTAGTGTCCACCGTGACCATCACGGACGCTGGCAACTACTATGTGCCCGGTGATTCGCTTACCTGCGCCAATACATCGATCGGCGGAACTGGCTCTGGCTGGTCTGTGCCGGTGGCAACGTCGGATGACTTGTTCACACCAAGCACCGACCACCTCTGGCAATTCGATTCGCTTTTCGATTCGCAAGGCGCTGGCGCAAACTTCCTTGTGGCCCACCCCGGTCACAACCTTTCCCAGATCGACAGCACTGTAAACACCGCTGTGCTTGGCGGGCCGCTTAACGGCCTCGTGCTGGCACCTTTGAAGGACACAGGCGGCTCAACCCCTACCGGCGACACCATTGAGGTGTCTGGCGGCGTGGTGGTGCTTCACCCATACATCTTCGTGTACGGTGACAACGGGCTGATCAAGAACAACGTGGCTGGCGATCCGTTCGATTGGAACGGCGCTGACGCCAACGAAACCAACGTGTCGTCCACCAAGATCGTCAAGGGGCTTCCAGTTCGTGGTGGCACGAACTCTCCTTCCGGCCTGTTCTGGGCTTTGGACTCGCTGATCCGAGTCTCCTATGCCCCAACCACCATCACGGTGGGCGGCACGCCCCAGACCTTCTACTGGCGCTACGACATCATCTCGAGCCAGTCCTCGATCTTGTCGAGCCAGTCTGTGATCGAGTACGACGGCATCTACTACTGGATCGGCGTGGATCGCTTCCTGCTCTACAACGGTGTGGTCAAAGAGATTCCAAACGCCTTCAACCAGAACTACTTCTTTGACAACCTGAACTACGTTCAGCGTCAGAAGGTCTGGGCAACCAAGGTTCCTCGATTCGGCGAGATTTGGTGGTTCTACCCCGAGGGTGATTCGGAAGAGTGCAACAACTGCATCATCTACAACGTGCGCGAGAACTGCTGGTACGACGGCGGTTTTGCTGATGGATGCAACCGCACTGCCGGGTATTTCTCGCAGGTGTTCCGCTTCCCGATCAATGCTGGTTCTGAACTCAGCACGCAAGAGACCATCTTCTCTTCGTCGATCACGACAACCAATGGCAGTTTCGACATCGAGGTTCCACTGACGAACTTGATCCAGAACGGCCAACTGGTGGTTGCGGCTGGCATCCCGACAGACACTTTGGTGACGGATATTGTGCCCAGCGCGACGCCCAACTATTTCACAGTGACCCTGTCGAATGCGGCCACGGCCAGCGCCACAGTGACTGCCACCTTCTACACCGTGCCCGGAAAGATCGTGATTTGGCAACACGAGGTGGGCACCGACGCCGTCATCTATGAGTTGTCGAACGCCATCGAATCGATGTTCGAGACGTCTGACCTTGGCTGGGTCGGTGGTGGCCCATCTCAGACTGCGCCTGTGGGCGAGAATTTCTGGCTCCACATCGAGCGCATTGAACCTGACTTCGTTCAGTCCGGGACAATGTCAATGCAGATTATTGGACGCCCATACGCTCAGGAGCAGGACAAGATTTCTGACCCCTACTATTTTGAGCCGGGAACAGGCAAAATTGATATGCGTGAACAGCGCCGAGAACTTCGTTTGAGATTCACCAGCAACGTCTCTGGTGGCAACTACGAAATGGGTCGCGTGCTGGTCAATGCAGATGCGGGCGACGTCAGAGGTTATTCGTCATGACGATTCCTGTCGTATATGACCCTCGTTATCACACATGGGACTCGTGGGCGTGTCTTATGTGCGAGGCATATGCGGCGCAACAACTTTCAATACCGGGAGGTGAACAAGACTGGAAAGCGTGGGCGCGTGGACTGAAAGGCATCTCGTCGTTTGATCGCGACGGAGTCCCCGGGCCTGATCCATTTACAAACTGGCAGGAGTGGGCCGTGGCATTGGTCAACGCTGTCAATAACCCATCAGAATAAAAATGGACTTCATAGAACTATTCAACATGGTCTCGAAAGTGGCGCGACCAGCCCACGCAAACGAGATAGCGGCAACTTCAATGGAAGACACCTTGCAAGACATCGGCATCGATAGTCTTGATGGACTCATCATGCTCATGTACCTCACAGAGTTGTACGGCATACCTGACGACGATGAGACCAAGGATTTCCACCCGACCTCCGTTCAGGAGGTCTACGACTTTTTGATGCGGCGCAAAACCAAGGAGCCTGCATCGGTCGAAGAGGCACAAAAGGAGATCGCATGATCTACCTGACGCACTACCGCACAGCCTCGACCAATCATGTTGAATTGTTCGACGACATCGTTTTCCCACAGCGTGTTCACTGGTTCCCTGAGACCTACAAGCGCACCCAGACCGGGATGTTTTACGTCCCTCACAAGTTGGCCGAGAAGGTTCTTGACCCTGAGTTGGCAAAGCAACTTCGCGAAGAGTCCTGCGGCAAGACTGCCTTCATCCTTGCGGGTGGCAACGCCCACTTTGCAGGCATCGGACAACGCTCCTACAACTCGCGCCTGTCGTACACCTACAAGTTCCTGCCGTTCACGCTGACACAGGTTTACGCCGGTCGCACGGCTCAGTCCTTCGGCGAGATGGGCATGGTCACCACCGACGCCTCTGCCTGCGCCAGCAGTCTGAAGGTGATGATGGATGTCGAGGTGCTGATGAAGCACTACGACTTTGACCGCGTGATCGTCCTGACGGTCGAAGACGGTGTGTCCAACGCCGTGCTGGAGTTCTTTGGCGAGTCGCAAGCCGTTTTGACGGCCAAGGACGAAGCCGAGAACGGTGTCAAGCCTTCGGCCTTCGACAGCAAGAATCGCGGCTTCTACGTGGGTCAGGGGGCCGCGCTGGCGGTCTTTGAGAACGAGCGACTGGTCAAGCGCTTTCAGCGCACCCCACACGCCCGCTTGGTGGGTGCCTACAACGCCTCCGAGAACAGCACCAACGCCATCGGCCAGTGCGAGGACGGCGAGGGCTTTTCCCGGGCTATCGGCGGTGCCTGCTTCCACAGCAAGACCTTGCGCCACGACATCGGCATCGTCAAGGCCCACGGCACGGGCACAGTATCGAACAACAAGGCGGAGAAAGCCGCCATCCTTGGGTCTGGCTTGAAAGACGTCGTCGTGACCTCCTACAAGCAGAAAATCGGCCACACAATGGGTTCCAGCGGCCTCCTCGAGACGCTACTATTGCTGGACGACATCAAGAAGGGATTCGTCCCGGGAATCGAGAACCGAACTGAATCCGATTCGGTATTCCTTTCGGAATCTGTCACGCCCCCCAAGGGCCACATCCTGAGTCTGGCGGCAGGGATGGGAAACATTTACTCCGCCGCAATTTTTGAGGGGCTGTGATGCTGGTCGATAGCAAGAAAAAAGAACTGAAAGATGAGGCGGTCTTGATGATCGCGGCACAGGAGACCAAGTCTCCTCATCCTGCGGCCAGTATTTTTGCCGCTCTTGTCGAAGAGATGAACCAACCCGGCACGAGTACCTACCGCGCCGGAAATACCATTTTCGTGATGCACCACGTTCGTGAGCGCATCGGATTCTTTCGGGCGCTGAATGCGGACACCGCGAGGAACTACCTCGAGAACTCGTACGAGTGGGTGCAAGCCGCATACAAGATGGGCTTCGACACCATGGTGACGACGTTCCAAGACCCGACCATCATCAACATCTTCAAGGCCATCTCGCGCAACCCGCCGCAAGAGGGCATGGGATACAAGGCTGAGAAACTCAAGGATGGCTACCGTGTCACCTTGAAACTCGGCCCAAAACGTGAGGCCAAAAAATGAGTGCAGTTGTTGAATTTGTTGTCGACGCGGTCGAGAGCGTTGTTGACGCCGTCGGTGATGTTGTAGAAGCCGTTGGTGATTTTGTCGGCGAGGCTGTCGAATTTGTTGGCGATGTAGTGCAGGCGGTGATCGACGATCCGCTTCCTGTTTTGCTTTCTGTCGCTGGTTCGTTTGTGGGTATCCCACCCATGGTGACCAACGCCGCCATCACTGCCGCTCGTGGTGGTGATCTTGAAGACATCGTGCTGTCCGCTGGCACTGCGTACTTTGCGCCTGCGGCCACCAACGCAATCAGTTCAACCCTGTCCGCATCGATTGGTGACGCAATCATCAACGAGGCTGTGTCCAACGTGGTGGTTGACGGCATCAGCAAGGGTCTCGTCAACGGCGTCGTCTCTGAGGTTCGGGGCGGCGACTTTGAGGATGGCTTTGCTGGTGGCTTCACGGGCACCGTGGTTGGTGCTGGCGTTGGCGAGATCAGCGATTTTGTCAGCGAAGAAGTTTTGACCGACCTGCCTGACATGGGTCAGTTCGGCACCATTGCTGAGAAGGCTTTGACCTCTGGTGTCACCGCTGAGTTGACCGGTCGCGGTGACTTTGACACTGCGTTCACCAACAGCATGATCAACGGTACTGCGAACCTTGGCGCAAACTACGCCGTCAGTTCGATCAGCGAACAATTCAATGCAACCGCAACAACTGAATTTGAGATCGTTCAATCTGAGGAAGGCAACGAGGAGGCTCGTGCAACCCTCTTGACAGAACTCGATGACTCTTGGGCTGAGACTTCTGGCGTAAGGGGCACCGGCGCAGGTATTCCCGATGAGATCGTCGACATGGTTGAGGTCTCTGACCTTGGCTACGAGTCGCCAAACGTCAATGAAGACCCGATGATTGAAGAGGCGATGTCTGCTGATTCTCTCGATACTCAAATGGCTGGCTATGAGTCGCCAACTGAGTACCTTGAGACCGAAGCAGAAATGATTGCGCCTTCAGAGGACGTCTCTGATATTGCAACTGAATACGGCGAGGAGTTGCCAACTCCAATTACCGCCGATCAAGACTCGGCTGAACCTGTCTACGCGCAAGAAATTTCGTCTCCCAAAGAGGAAGATTACGCCGCAGAACTTGGCGCAAAAGTGCCTGCTCTTGAAGAGATGCAGACATACCAAGAGACGCCCACAGTGCAAGAGCAGATTCAGCCAAGAGGCGGCTTGACTGCCATGACTGCACCTGTTGAGCCTGATGTGCTTGAGCAGGCCAGCGAGTCTATGCTCAAGCCTCAAACTGAAGATACTGTGGTTGACGTTGCTGGCGAGAAGCCCGGTATCGGCATGAAGGCTCCAACCCTTGGTGGCTTGGCCGCTGGCTTCATGCCAACAGGCGGTGGTCAGTCCGTGATCTCTGGTGCATTGAACCAGATTCTCAAGCCTGCAATTCGTCAAGGTATCACCAAAACACTGCGCGGCACGCCGACACGTCAGGTTGCCAAGAGGCCAGCGCAGACCCGCGTTGCCACAAAGCCACCGGCTCGTATGTCGCCCACTCAATTGGCGGCGGCACGGCCAACGCAGTCTGCAACACCGCGCCCAGCGCAACAAGGCAAACCAATGCCTCCGAAGAAAAAAGATGTCGCAACTTTGACCCCAGTGACAAATATCGCCGGTCTGACATCGCTGTTGAAGAGCAAAGGATAAGACCATGGCAATTCTGAACAAGAGAAGTTCATCTGCAACCTTGCCCGGGGCAACGCCCCAGCAGACGGCAGGCCGTCCAAGTGACAAGATGAAGGCTGTGCAGAAGACCGCATCCCGGCCTTCTGCCGTTTTGACGAGCGCTCTCAAGCCAAACTCCACGGCCACCACGACAGGCTCTTCTACGGCCACGCCGGGTATCAATGCTGGCACACCCAACTCGTTGACCACAAAGGTCTCTGGAACCACTCGTCCATCGATTACGCGCACCGCAAGCGCGGCTTCGACGTCTGGTCTAGGTAACACCCTCAAAAACGCCGCCTTGGGCGCAGGTGTTGGCATGGCAGGCAAGATGGCTTACGACAAGTTGTTTGGTGCAAATACCGCAACTGGCGGCAAGGGCACCACCGGCTCCGCCGCCGTGGATAAAGCGATCAATGCAGTCAAAGGTAAGGTGGTTGATCCGCTGGTGGATAAAGCCGTCAATGCTGTGACCGGGGCAATCAAACCCAAGGCTCCAGTGACGCCAAAACCTCCAGTCACACCCAAGCCTCCTGTAGCGCCTAAGCCGCCCGTAACACCAAAGCCTCCGGTGACGCCTAAGCCCCCTGTGACGCCTAAAACTCCTACTGGTGGCACTGGTGGCACTGGTGGTACAGGCGGTACCGGTGGATCAACAACAGGCTCAGACAGCGACACAGGAACCGACGCATTTGGCGGTAAGGTCAATGAAGACGGCTCTGTGACCTATACCTACGATGATGGGTCAACTGTCACCATGGATGCTGATGGAAATGTCATCTCTTCAACAGATGCGGTTGACGAGAGCGTCGTAGATGAGGGCAATACAGAAGGCTCCGATTACGACGATTTTGGTGGCCTGATCAATGATGACGGCTCTGTAACCTACACCTACGATGACGGCTCCACCATCACGCTGGATTCGGATGGCAACATCCTTTCTTCGTCAGATGCGGCAGATACAGGGTACGAAGATTCCGGCGAAACTGAACTTGGTTATTACGAAGACGAGGATGGCAACATCTACGACTCGAATGGCGATCTAGTTTATTCTGCTGGCGGCGATTACACTGATGAATATGTGGACGAGGAAGACCATTCCGACTATGTCTACACCGATGAATATGGCTACCAGTACGACTGGGATGGCAATGTGGTCTATGACCCGTACGCTGAGGGCGACTATGCGTACGATGACAGTGAGACCACGCTTCCTGATGACTGGTACGCCGAAGATGAATACACCTACGAGGATGAGCCTGTCTACGATGACTGGGAATACCCCGAGGAGAAAAAGGGAGGTCTTGTGACACTGATGGCAAATGGTGGCGGTGTTCGCCGCTTTGTGGATGGCGGGTACTCCGACACCGGCGAAGAAGTCCAAGACTGGCAGAACGTCGACTACAACTTCGGTGAGTTTGACGAACCAACCATGACTGGCTACACGCTGACCGGCAATCGCAACCCAGTCGGCAACACCTACAACGATTTGTCTGGTGTTCGTCCTTTCGGCTACGGCGCACCAGACACAAGCCTGTTGGGTAATTCTTATCAGGGTGGCTCTGATATTGTCGACACCGAAATCTTCGACGATGGCTCGTACATCGAGTACATGAGTGATGGCTCGTATGTGACCTACGACTCCGACGGCAACCTGTACCAAACTGGGCAGTCCGAAGAAGGTGGCAATCAGACGGTCACCTATGACGACGGTTCAACACTGACCTACAACGCAAACGGTGACGTGGTGAGTTACACCAACGCCCCGGATGAGTCTGGTCGTCAGACTTACACCTACGATGACGGTTCAACAATCACTTTTGACTCTGAAGGCAATGTGATCAGTTCGACCGAAGCAACTGACACCTCGATTACCGGCGCTGGTGGTGGTGGCGGCTCTACATACCGCAAACCTACCACCCCAGCGCAGACCGCGCAACAGCGCCTCCAACAGCAAAAAGAACAAGGTGCCTTGTCTGGTCTTGCAAACTGGTTCAAAGAGAACCCAACGCTTGGTGCTGGTGCCGCTGGCGCTTTGGTGGGCACACTCTTGAGTGATCAGAACTTGTTTGGTGGTAGCAATGAACCTGCGCCATCGATTGACATGAGCAAGGCTGGCGTAATCAACCCACGCACCACCGACTTCGGCATTGGCGCTCCTCGCTTCGTAACTTACAACGAGTACAGCGCACGCGATCAAATGCCTGAACTGTATGGCGATGAGTTGTATCGCAACTTGAATGCACCGGGCTTCAACCCAGTGCGCGAGGGTGACTATGGCTACGAAGAAGAGCAGGCTCCTGCTGAAGCGGCCCAGCCTCAAATGGCTGACGGCGGCTCGGTGGATACCTACTTCACATTCGGCAAGCCGATTGATCCCCTGCAAAACTTGAAGAACCCACAACCTACCCAGCAAGGCCAGCAGGCCGGTGGTCTTGGTGGCATGATGCCCCAGATGCCTAAGCCTCAAATGCCCGTGCAGGCTGGTCAGCAAATGCCCCAGCAAATGAAGCGCGGCGGCTTGCCAGCGATCTCTGATGTGCCTCTGGCTGAAGGTCGCTTGGACTTCCGCAAAGGCTCCGCAGTGCATGGCCCCGGCGATGGTCAGTCCGACGACATCCCTGCGATGCTGGCCGATGGCGAGTACGTCATCGATGCTGAAACCGTGGCACAGATTGGCAACGGGTCAACGAAAGCAGGAGCGCAGGCTCTTGACAAGTTCCGCGAAAACATCCGCGCACACAAGCGTTCGGCTCCCGTGAATAAGATTCCGCCCAAGACCAAGGCGTTGACCTCATACCTGAAGAAAGGAAAGTGAAATGGCTGGACTATTTCAAGGCGATCCGATTTACGGAACCACAACAACTGAGTCGCAACAAGTTGCGCCAGAGTTTTACACCAACTATCTTCAGGACATTGCGAACCTCGGCCAGAGTGCTGTCACCCAAGGTGGCATCGCTGGCTTTTCGCCGTTGCAACAACAAGCCCTCCAGATGGTTCCCGACGTGGCCTTCTCTGGCGCAGGCTCTTTGGGTGCCGCATCGCAATTGATGGGCGAGGCTGGTGCGACAACTGCGCCTGATGTGGTTGCTGACTACATGAACCCGTACACCCGCTCTGTGGTGGATGAGATGGGTCGTCTGCAACAGCGCAACATTCGCGAGAACGTCCTTCCGAACCTCGGTGGCGCGGCGATTGGAACGGGCCAGTTTGGCTCACGCCGTCAACAGCAGATCACCGGTAACGTGATGCGTGACTTGCAGGCTGATTTGCTGGGCAAACAAGGCCAGTTCCTTCAGTCTGGCTACGACACTGCCACCAAAGCCGCGCAAACCGATTTGCAACGCGCTCTTGAGGCTGGCCGCTCGTTCACCACGCTGGGTCAAGAGCAACAGCAACTTGGTCTTGGCGGCTTGAAGTCGATGTACGACTATGGCTCACAAGAGCAGGCTTTGGGTCAGAAGGTTTTGGATTACCCCATGGCGCAGGCGCAGGCCTTCTCCAAACTCATGCAGGGTTACCAAATTCCAACGGGCGACGTCAAGCAGACAGTGGCACCGGGCGCGTTCTCAAACAGCCCGCTGTCACAGATTGCTGGCCTGCTCACGGCTATTGGCTCGTTCTCCGCGAACACCAACGACAAGTCTGCATTGACTGCGGCTCAGATCGATCAATTGAATGCGGACATCGCACTCAAAAACGCACAAGCGGAGGCGGCAACCCGTGGCAAAGCCAAAGGCGGTGTCATTCGTCGCACACCGATGTCAGTCACACACAAAGGACAAGGCTACCGTGTTGGTGGCCGTGTCCGATAAGGCGGAGTAAAAGATGGCACAACCACAACAGGCACCCGTCGGCGGACTCAATCAGGCTCGGCCTGCCGCACCTGCCGCACCGGCACAGCCTCCCAAGCAAGAGAATCTGGCGGCACGCGCCTCCGGCATGGAGCAGGAGCAAGCGCCTGCGCCAGAAGATTATTTGTCAAAGTCACTGCGTGAGTTGCAGGCACAACGTGAGGCGCTCAATGCGACCGCCCAGCGTCTGAAGTCGAGCCTCGACACCCGCATGGGTTTGCCGTTTGATCCAACCATGATGGCGGCGGCGGCTGGCTTCCTAAAGCCAACCAAAACCGGCTCGTTTGGCGAATCGCTTGGGTATGCCGCTGAGGGTATGTCGAGCGAGGCGGAGAAGCAGTTTGCGCGTAAGCAAGCCGCAAACAAGATGGAGATGGAACTCCAGCAGAAGATGTATGACCTATCCCAGCAAGGCGCGATTTTGGGCCACCGAGCAACCCGTCTGGGTGCTGGTATGCCCGGTATGCCTTCTGGCCCCGCTGGTGGCCCCGTAGGCGGGCCTGTGGGTGGCCCTGCGGCTGGTGGTGCCCCTGCCGGAGGCGCTCCCGCTGGCGGCGCTCCTGCTCGTGGCCCTGTCGCTGGCCCTGCTGGTGCCGCCCCCACATCTCCAGTCATGTCGACTGGCGCACCCCGTCAGCAGGCGCTCATCACCGACAAGGACATCGAGGAGGCGTACCTGCTCGATCCGTCAGGCAAGTACGGCAAAGAGTTGGCCGAGATTGCCAAGATGCAACGCGAGGACATCATCTCCACACCGGAAGGCCCGTACTCTCGCAGTCGTCAGCAATTCCTGCCACAGTCCGGCGACAAGATCGTCGAGGTTGACTTTGGTCGTTACATTGGCACGAAGAAGGTGCCGTACTCGATTTACGAAGAGTGGAAGAAGACCCACGAGCGTGCTGTTGCCGAACAGAACCCGAACCTTGAAATTGATTGGTTCAAGCGTCGCGGCTGGCTCGAGGGCAAGCCATCTACTCCTGCTGAAGGTAGACCCGGCGAGGCACCCACAGAAGGCAAACCCGGCGAGAAGCCCACCACCGGTGGCGATAGGCCTCTCACTGTCGAGGAGCGCAAGCAGAGACAGGACATCACTACCGAGCGCGGCAAGGCGCAGGTGCAACAAGAGAAAGAGCAGATCGGTCGTCTGGACACGAACTTCACTGCGTCGCGTGAGTTGGTCAACACCGCACGCGGTATGCGTGAACTTGCCACAAGCAACAAGCGTGCGTTCGACCTGATGAACGACGACGGTATTGCCGCCGCTGTGATGCGTTCTGCACAGAAGGGCATTCAGGCTGGCAACTTTGGATCGATCTCGATTCCATCAAGCGAGTTGGCTTCGTACAAGTTGTCTAAAGAAGACCGCGAGGCTCTTCAAATGTTTGCTCGTGAGTATGCGAACCTCACCGTGCAGTTCCGCAAGGCCGCTCGTGTGCCGGGTGAAGGCGCAACGACCGAGCGCGAAGGCGACCTGTATGCCGCATTGGGCGCGATGCCAACCGACACTGCTCGTGTGATCCGCCTGAAGTCTGAGTTCATCGAGATGAAGGGTAAGTACGACCAAGAGGTGTTCAAGGCATGGAACCGCTTCAGCAAGAACCCCGAGAACTCGTACCGAGACTTCTTGGCGTCTGATGAACTTGATCGCATCAACAATGCCTACGACGCACGTCTGGGTCAAATGCAGAAGTCCAACGCTGAGTTGTTCCGCACCTCACCAAAAGGCAAGGAAGAGAAGAAGCCGACAGCACCTGCGGCTCCTGCGGCACCAGCCAAGTCATCCGCTCCTGCGGCCACGCCATCCGCTGGCCCTCCTCGCATAAAGAGCAGGGAAGATGCGGCGTTCAAGAATGTGCCGGTGGGCGGCTTGTACGTCGATGTCGATGGCACCGTTCGCACAAAGAAAGCAGGTGAGTGATGGCCGAGAACAAAAAGGGCGGAGACGCCACAGCATTCATTCAAGAGTACGGCCCAATCTCACAAAAAATCGGTGAGGAACTGGGCGTCGACCCAAAGATCATTCTTGCCAAGTTTGGCCTTGAAACCGGCTGGGGAAAGAGTGTGATCCCGGGCACCTACAACCTCGGCAACATCAAGGACTTCAGTGGCGCAGGCGTGAAAGCGTACGACAAAAAAGAAAAGTCGAACGACGCCTACATCAAGTTTGAAGACCCTGAAACCTTTGCCGCGTACTACGTGGACTTCATGAAGCGTTTGTACCCCAAGGCGATTGGTACCGGCTCTGATGTTGACGCATTCACCACCGGCTTGAGCCAAGGCGTACGCGGCTCCTACGCCAGCGCAGAAGACTACGGCCCAGCAGTTCGCAACGCTTACTCTTTGGTCAACGCTCGACTTGAGTCGATGAAGCCCGAAGACAATCCGTTCGGCACCGGCCCGACTGAGGGTGAGCGGATTGCAAGCGAACCTGCACCTGCTCCTGTTGAGCAAGCCGCCATCGTCAACAAGGAAGACGCCGCGCTTGCTGGCGCTGGCGCTGGTCTGGTTGCGGGCAAGATTGCACAGCACACCACGCTACCTACAACCCCAAAACTTGAGGCCGCTCAAGAGCGCCTGCGTGTTGCTCAAGACCGCCTGCGTGAGGTTCAGTCTCGCGGCCCCGGCGTGTCTGTTGGTGACCTCGAGAATGAACTGCGGATGCGTCAAACCGCCGCCAATCAAGCCGCCGAAGAGTTGCGCTTTGCTCAAGAAGAACTGCGTGCAACCACCCGGGCCACGCCAGCGCCTTCTGCCGCAACAGCCGCCACTGAGGTGGTTGAGGACGTTGCTGGCGCAAGCCGTAAGGTTCCCGGATCGTCTGGCGCGGCCAACTGGGTCAGGGCCATGGGTCAGGATGTGCCTGACGTCATCGCTGAGACTGCCGAGAACATGAGGAAGGATAACCCCCGAGGTGGTCAAGCCATCATCGACCGGGATGTGGCCGCGAAGCAGAAAATCCAGCAACTCGGTGCCGGTGACTACAAGTTGAGCGGGCAAGGCAAAGGCCAACTGATGCTCCCGCCAGAACTGGCTGGTGAGCGTTCTGTGACCATGGAGCGGGAACTGGCCGAGCGTCAGGCCCGTGAAGCCGCCGAGCGAACCAGACTGGCCCAGCAAGAAGAGGCTCGTCGCATCGCCGCCCAGCAACGTGTGGAAGCGGCCCGTCGTGCCCGCCAGCAGGCCGGAGAAGCCCGCCAGCAGGCTGATCAAGCCGCTCGTGCCGCCCGTACCCAGCAAGGGGCTGTGGATCGCGCCCAATCTGCCGCCAACGTCGCCGCAGAAGCCGCACAGCGTGCCAAGGATGCCCAGCCGGGTGGACTGGCAAAGGTCGGTGCCGCAACCGCAAAGGTCGCGCCGAAGGCTCTGGGTGTGATTTCCGGTGCCGCGACCGGTATGTCTGCCGCTGAGGCGATTGATCGATACAAGAAGGGCGACATCAGCGGGGCGGTTCTGTCCACGCTGGAGGCGACTTTCGGGGTGATGTCTATGCTACCCCCTGCCCATCCGATTTTGCTGGCCCTGCGCGGGCTGGGAACAGTCGGTGGGGCTGGCCTTGCGGCCTACGAAGGGTATCGTGCCCTCAAAGGGGAACCCCAACCGGAAGAATGAAGTTTAGGAGCAGTTGCCGCTCTCCTCTTGGCCCCGCTTCGGCGGGGTCTTTTTTTATGCGGTGCCTCCGGTACACATCATCAAGACAGCCGTCCTGCGATGATTCTCTTCGGCCTCCGCAACGCCAGCATCAAACCCACACTGGAACGCTGAGACGATGAACTTTGCCAGCAGGCATTCATCGCTCTTGGCTCCCTCGTCGTATGCGTGTGCCATCTGGTGTAGCACCTTCATATCGATCTCAAGGTTGCCGTCAGCGTCTTTCGAGAGGGCTTGATACAGGATCATTTTGGTCTCTGATTGTTGAGGGCGCGGGCGACCTCGGGGTTCATGTCATTGACGATCTTCACGCACCGCTGGTGTTCGGCCTTTGCGATCTCGGAGCGGGTGACCGCGATCACATTATTGGCGAACTGCACGATGTCGACTTCATCGGCCAGCACCGCATCCTTGCGGGGACGGTCGCTTTGAAAGAAGATTTGCTTGACGAGTTCTTCACTGATTTCCATTTTTTGTCTTCCAGAGTTCCCAGTTGATGATTGAGTTGCGTGCGATCACACGTTGTGGCCCGCTGTAAGGGCTGAGTTCGCTGTCAAGGAATTCCTCGACCACGTTCGAGTGCTTGAGAAACATCTCGTGTTTTTCAGCCTGTTCAGCGGTGTCAAACAATGTGCCGTCACTGGTTTTGAATGCCTTGACTTGTTCCATGATCACTTGTGCTTGTTTTTTGTTTGCCAAAAGGTGAGCAGTGCATGAAACATCTGCCACCCGCGCTCGAGGTCTTCTTGATCCCACTCGATGATTTTTACCAGACCGGGCACACTGCGTGAGACGAAGACGTTCGCGCAACGTGCTGTGGGCATCCCCAGACCAACGCGGTAGGCCGACAACTGCATGAGGTGGTCGTCGTACGCATCGATCTTGTCGGGGTCGGTGAAGTCCTTGGTCTTGACGTCGGCCACGATGTTTTGTGCGTGCAAGTCAACCTTGCCACCGAAGCCAATCTCGTGAGCGAATGCACGCTCGGCGATCCAGCCTTGATGACCAAAGTGGGTCTGCAACGCGGCCACGCAACCTTGGACGTGTTCCTGATGGCGCTCGGCCTGCACGCCTTCATAGAACGACTGGATCGAAGCGTGGATGTCCGTACCGAGGTCGGCGGCGGCGCGTCCTTGCTCTTTCGAGTCGTCCATGATGCGGGCTATCCAATCATCCTCCGGCTCATCGGTGCGACGTGGCAGGGTGAGTGCGGCCAACAGCACCTGACGCTGTAGCCACTGGTTCAAAGCAGGCTTTGCGGCCACGTTGAGAACCGTGGTGACCGAGGGCACCAGACTCTCTTTGCGGGCGTCACGCAGGGTGGTGTTGCGCTCCTTGCCGTTCGCACCGATCACGGTGTAGCGTGGCACGCCGTCGCGGGTGTACCAGTGGTTGCTCTCGCTTGCGCGAGGCTCTTTTGCTGTGATGCTCATGTGTTCTCCTCTTCAATTGGTATGTCGCGCCATTCACCGGGGTGTTCGTTGATTGGTATTCCGTTTGGCCCGATCCGAACCACGGCCAGTACAACACTAGGGTCTTCCCACCATTGCTGGAGGATGTGCTTGTAGACAGAGATGTTTTCGCCAAAGGTCTTGTCTGGCACAGCGCGGCGCACAAAGCGCAGTTTTGGTGTTGGTTTCATCAGAACATCCCAAACCAAACACCGGTGCCATGCACGCAACCGATGGGGAAGAAGATGGCACCAGCAAGCAGAAAGAGCCACTTGCCAGCACTGATGCAGGTGATCACATGGGTCAGCCATGCAAGGCCGATCCACGCGACAAACAGAAGTCCGCCGATGCTGTCCATCACACCACCACCCAATCTTCAGCCAACATATCGGACTGAGATGCAAGCCAACCCATGAGGATGCAGTCGTCTGCGGTTTTCATGGTGATGCATGGCAACACTTTGGCACAGCCACCCTGTTCGACAGCGAAGTCGCTGTTGTTCTTCGACCAGAACTTGTCGTGGTCGACGTAGCGCACCAGTGGCGTCTCGCCAGCGAATCCATCGCCAGAAAGGGATAGCCACATCCCCTTGCCATTCCAGCCCTTCCGCGCCACTTTGAGGCCACGTTTGAGGCACTCGAGGGCCAAACCGAAGGTCATGCCGTCGGTAGGCTTGTAGGCCCGCTCAAACACCCCAACGGGCGACCACGAGATGTAGCCCTGAAAGTCAGGATGGTTTGGTGATCCGCCGTCGAGATATTCGACGAGGTAGCCGGGGTCAGCGCCATTCTCATTCGATGGCAGTTCCCAGCCGCGCAGGACGTTGTATTCCTGACGGCTCATGGGGCGGGCATTGATTTCCTTGGTTCCGAGGTAGCGTTTCATTTGCCTGCCCCTTTGCGCTTGCGTGCGGCCATTTTTTTCTTGCCTTCAGGGGTCTGAGTCCAGTGGACTTTTTTAGGTGCTTCAGGCGGGTTTGAGGCCACGGGCACTGCACGCTCCCAGAAGAGGCGCTCGGCCAGCAGGTAGCCTTCAAGGGGCCAGATTTGCCGGATGGCGTCTTCGAACGCGATCTTGCGACCGATGTTCATGTCGAAGTTCGATGCATCCACGCAGGCCGACAGACCTTTGATGGTGTAGCCGTTCTTCATGGTCAGCATACAAACTGTGGTGCGACCGTCTGGCAGGACGATGTACATCTCGCCGACGATCTTTTGCACGATGGACTCGAGGGTCACTTTGTTTTCCATTGCCGCTCTCCTTTTTTTAGGCGGGGTCGCCGTTGAAAATTTTCTTGCCGGTGTTCTCTTCGATGTCTTTCCACACCGCATTGATGGCGTCTTCCATGATCTTGTGGGCACGAATGATCTCGTACCACATGGTCAGTTGACCGCCATCAGCGATGCGATAGCGCAGACGACACTGCACCGCGTAACGCAGGCCACCTTCTAGCACCGGGATGCCGATGGTGAACTCTTCGGGAATCTTGAACTTCCCTTTGCCTGCGGTGCCCTCAACCTGCTCTTCGTAGGTCAGTTCGTTTTGGCCGTTCGACAAGCGAATGCCCTGCGCGAAGTTGACTTTCTTTTTCGCCTCGAGAGTGCGCGACACCTCCAGCATCTCAGCCGCAGGCGGCTGGGCGATGTCCGGCAAGTTGTCTTCGATGAACTGGGCAAATGCCACCTGATTCATTTGGTGACCGCTCTTGGCCTTCCACGTTGCCCACTCAACAGATTGGGGGCAGGTGTAGGTCGCGGTGTAGTCGCGCCAGCCAGCGATAGGCAGACCCTCTTCTTCGCCGCCACGGTTGTCATTGAAGACCGCACGGAAGCGCCCTTCTTTGATGTTGCCGTAGATGCGAGTGCTGGAGGTGGTCTCTTGGGAGACAAACCGGCAGAACGACTCAGCATCGCGCAGGGAGGTATTCCCCTTGCGGCGCAGAGGCGCAGTCAGCAGTTCCTCGAGGTCACGGAAGGCTGAACCTTCGGGCACGATGGCATAAGGGTGGCCGTTGATGATCTTTGCATCACCAAGGTTTTGACCAGCGATCAGCGCCGCTTCAGTGTCGTGGATGGGGGTGTCGTCGTCGTACGCCATGATCAGCCCACCTTCTTGAGTTCACCAGTTTCCATGTCCACCGAGCGCAGACCTTCAATCTGCATTTGGCGGGGGTCTTCGCGAGTGAGGTTGCCTTCAGGTGTTGCGAACATGATCGAGGTGCCCTTCTCTTCTTTGGGTGCCTTGACAACGATGTCGTCAACAATCTCAATCTGACCGCCTTTACCGGGCTTCAGTTTGAGTTTGAGAACGAGTTCGCCGCCCTTCATGGTGTTGGCAACCTTGGCGACAAGATTGTTCAACTCGGTCGACAGATCGTCGTGCAGGGTGCCGTAGCGCAGGGCCACAATGGTGTCATTGAAAGAACGTGCAGTCATTTATTGCTCCAGATTAAAAAGGAATGTCGTCATCCATGTCGTCAAAGCCGGAGCCGCCTCCGTTCGATTGACCGCCAGTCTGGCGTTGTGCATCACCGCCAGAGCGGTTTTGCCATTCAGGCGAACCCTGAATTTTTTGCTTCAGGCCATCGCTGAAGGTGTCGAACATGGTCATGTCAGGCTCATCAATCGAGAAGATGCCAAGAGCGTTGAAGCCCTCTGGCAGACCCGCCTTCTTGATGGCTGGTGGCACGGCCATGATTGCCGCAATGTTGGTGTACTCCTTGCCGTTGGTACCGGCGGCTTTGATCACGGAGATCATTGCCCATGCACCCAACACGTTTTTGAGTTCGAACCCGCGCAGTTCTTCTGCGGTGAACTCACGACCACGCCATGTCTGCAAGTCTTTGCGGAGGGTGGCTTTCTCAGCCAACGACAGCGTGAAGTTCTTGCTGATCGACATTGGCTCACCTTTGGCCGTTTCGATTTTTTTGCCGTTCTCATCCTCGCCATGAACTTCAAACTGCAACATCACCTTTGGCAGGTGCTTCACGGTTCCAAGGTACTCGGACTTCTGGGTGCCCAGATCAACCACCCTGTAGCACCGTGCGAGGTGCATACCCTGCGGCACAGGGGTAAAACTTCCACCGCCGCTTTCTTTCGCTATCAAAGCCATCATTCACTCCATTCAATTTCAGGTTTCAAAGTTTGACTTCTGGGCGCACCGCACTCAAAGCGGATGACGCTCCAGTCGTCTTCGGTAGCAACGCCCGTCTCGGCCCGGTGAAGGGCTTCCTCGAGCATTTGCATTCGTTCAAGCATCGCTTGATGTGCTTCACCTTCGTCGTGCATAATTCGCTTTCAGGTTAAACAAGGCTCAACTGTAGCACGTTTAACCCTGACATACAACCCCCTTGCATTTATTTTTGCTTGGTGTATGATCCACTTAAACCAACACAGGAGGTCAGATGACACTTGAAGAGTATTTCCGAGATAAACCACGCGGTTCGAAGATCGAACTCGCGAACAAACTGGGGGTGAGCAAGACGTGGATGTCTCTCATCGTCTCGGGCCGTGAGGTTCCCAGTGCCGGTCTCGCTCTGATGATCGAGAAATTTACCAACGGAAAGGTTAAGCGCAAGACGCTTCGGCCAGACCTTTTTGGAGAGATCAAGTGATTTGGTACAAATTCCATCTCGGGGACTACATCACCCACACAACGCACCTGTCAGACGCCGAAGACCTCGCGTACCGTCGCCTGCTCGACTTGTACTACATGAGTGAGGCTCCGATCCCGCTCGATGCCACGATGGTGGCCCGCAAAATCCGCCTCGATTTGGACATTACCGAATCGGTTTTGGGGGAATTTTTCGAACGTACCGAAGAGGGGTATCGAAACGCACGTTGTGATGCTGAAATAGCGAAATATCAGCATCAAGTCGAGACAAACCGATCCCTCGGGAAGCGAGGCGGCAGGCCGAAGAAAACCGAATCGGTAACCGAACCGAAACCGAACACGAACCCTAAGAAGAATAAGAATAAGAATATAAATACATTGTCGGCGGCACGCTTTGAAGAATTTTGGGCCGCATGGCCTGCGTCAAAACGCAAGGTCGGCAAGGCCGCTGTGTTGGCGAAGTGGGAAAAGCACAACCTCGATCAGGTGGCCGAAGTCATCATCAACAACGTCAACGACCTGAAGACCTCAGAGCAGTGGCTTGGTGGTTTTGAGCCTGCCCCGATGACGTACATCAACCAGCGCCGCTGGGAGGACGACTACTTCCCCGAGCAGGCTGTGGCTCAGGGCCGGAGAGTGATATGACCCCTGTCGAGGTCATGTTGTCGCGACTTCAAAAAGTCAAGGGCCGCAACGGCTCATGGACTGCCTGCTGTCCTGCACACAACGACAAAGGCCCGTCCCTTGCGATCCGCGAGGCAGACGATGGCCGGGTTCTCTTGCACTGCTTTGCAGGATGTGAGACCTTGAGCGTGGTGCAGGCATTGGGCATGGACATGACCGACCTGTTCCCGCCAGACAACAAACGCCGCGATTACCCCATCGAGGGCAAACCAAAACTCAAACCCGCGTTCTACGCCAGCGACCTCATCCGCATCCTTGCGTTCGAGGCACTGGTGGTCAGCATCTGCGCCAGCGACCTGCGTAAAGGCAGGAAGTTGACCGATGAGGACAACGAGCGCTTGAAAGTGGCACAACAGCGAATTGAAGAGGTAATGCACTATGCAAATGTCTAATGTCCAAGAGCGTGCGAAGGCGCTCGACGAGGCCCGCAAAGTCCGACTGCTCAAGCCGGAAGATGTGGACGTTGAAAAATATCTGAAAGCCCATGACCTGACCAACAAGGTACGTGAGGTCGGTCTCTTGTTGGATGAGTTGCGCGATGAGATTGCGAACCCGGTCAAAGAAGTCACGCAAACCATGCCGTGGCCTAAGACCGAACACAGTTTCCGCTTTCGGCCCGGTGAGGTGACTTTGTACGCTGGTTCAAACGGTGGCGGCAAGTCACTGATCACGGGTCAGATTGCATTGAGCCTGATCAAGCAGAACCAGAAAATCTGCATTCAGTCTTTTGAGATGAAGCCTAAGCGCACGCTGTACCGGATGCTCCGACAGTTCGCTGGCGAGAACATCGAGTTCCCTAAGTTCATGTCCAAAGAAAAGTACATGGGCAGGTTGCTCGATCGCTTTCACCAGTTTGCCGGTGACCGCCTGTGGCTATACGACCAGCAGGGTACGGTGACCACGCAACAAGTGATTGCGGTGACACGGTATTGCGCGATGGAGTTGGGCGTCAGTCACGTCTTCATCGACTCATTGATGAAGTGCGTGCCCGGTGAGGATGACTACAACGCACAGAAGATGTTTGTCGACGAGATCACCGCTGTGGCCCGTGATCACAACATCCACATTCACCTGATTCACCACATCCGCAAGTTGCAGAACGAAGAGTTGCAACCAAACAAGAACGACATCAAGGGCACCGGCGCGATTGCTGATCAGGTGGACAACGTCTTGCTAATGTGGCGCAACAAAAAGAAAGAACACGACAAGCAAAAGAAGGGCACGGTCGACGACAAGTTGCCTGACGCCATGCTGATGTGTGAGAAGCAACGTAACGGTGAGGCAGAGGATTGGTTCTCGCTGTGGTACGACAAAGACAGTCAGCAGTTCACAGAGATGGCTGGCGCGGTGGCGATGTCATTTGACGGTGGAGGATCATTTTGAATGCCGAGGAAAAAGAAATTGCAAGAGCCAGAGACCGTGAGCATATGTACCGCTGTCTCGTTCGGGAGGTCATCAAGATGCGGATTAAAGATCGTGATGGTGCATACCGTTGGCTCCGTGGCTACAGTGACCACACTGGGCGCTGGAAGAAAGGGTGGAACGAACTTCACCCCGAATCGAATCTTGAAAAAGATGTTAGAGATCAATGGATCAAAGGTAACCGAGGTAACGAAGGAGAATGGAAATGAGCAAAGTTGAATTGACGGATTTTCAAAAACGATTTTTCGCGCAGGGCACTGGTCAACAGTTGTTCACCGCAAAAGAGTTTGAGGACGCTATGGCACAAGCCAAGGCAGAGATCATGGCGGTGGCAATACAAACCACCAAGCAGGCCATTTTTATCGAGCGCCAAGCGTGTGCAGAGATGGCCTATGCATACGAGGCCAAACTGGCTGGTAAAGAAGACGACGAGAACTTCAACTCGCCTCTTGCCAACGACATCCTCAATCGCATTCCGAGCCAACGCCAATGACACTTGAAGAACTCACGCATGAACTGAGCGAAGTAGTTCGTAAGAACGAAAACAGTATCAAGTTCACATTGCCTTGGCCTCCATCGGTCAACACCTACTGGCGCACCTTCCAAGGTCGAATGATCATTTCGGCCAAGGGGCGCGAGTACCGCAAGTCGGTGGCCGATCAGGTGCTTATTCAGCGTGGCGCAAAGCACTACGCGGGGAAGATGCGGGTCGAGATCGAGGCGTACCGGCCAGATAACCGCCGCCGCGATTTGGACAACCTGCTCAAGGCGGTGCTGGATGCCTGCACTCATGCGGGCGTGTGGGAAGACGACTCCAACATCGTTGACCTGCGAATTTATTGGGCCGAGCCAATCGGCGGAATGTTGAAAGTGAAAGTGAGCGAAGTATGAACGAGGTGATGGATTGGACGTGGTTCACGTCAAGCAAGGGAACCGTCGGCATCGTGAAGATGAAGGATGAGTTCGGTCAGGTTGTGTATCGCATCAGTGCTGTCGACGGGTTCATGGAAAAGATGGACGTGTTGCAGTTGGTGGCGTGGGGCGCGAAGTTCCCAAACGCCGCAGGCGATGCACTCTTTCCAGAGGAGAAGAAAGATGCGTGAGCCAAGCATGAAACAGATTTGGGCTGGCATGGCAATGATGGCGCTAATCATGGACAAGTATTACGACGGCGACATCGACGACATCGCTACCGATGCGTGGAGCATGGCAGATCGGATGGAAAGAGAGGAGGAAGAGCGTGACGAGCAAAGAGGCGTTTGAACACCTGTTCGGTCAGTACGGCATCAACGATGCGGGGATCAGGATTTGGGAAGCGGCCATTCAATGGGAGCGCAACGAATTGATCGACAAAACGAAGCGGTACAGGGAGCGGTGCGACAACGGTATGAAGCGAATGGCGGCGGAAAAATTTATTGAAACCATAAAGCGAAGGATTAAAAATGACAGAGCAATTTGATATGTTTGAAGGCGAGGGACTCTTCCTTGCAAAGATGCGGAACAACTGGAACAAGAGCATCGAGAGCGACGGTGCGTACTGCCCTTGCTGTGGCAAGTGGGGTAAGGTCTATAAGACCAAACTCAGCCAGCACCTTGCGCTGTGCCTGCGTTGGATCGCAATCAACGGCGATGACGATGGCTGGGTCGACGTGCAGGCTAAAGGCCCGCGCTGGATGCTCAAGAGCAAAACGTACTCCCTGCTCGAGCATTGGGGTCTGATCGAATCCAAGTCTCAGCGGTCTGGAATTTGGCGTGCAACGCTACGCGGCTGGGACTTTATCAACGGGCTGGTGGCCGTGCCATCCGCTGTTCACATCTACGACAACAAGGTCTGGGGCTTCGAGGATGAAGAGGTCACATTCCGTGGTTGCTTCGGCAAGCACTTCGACTTCGACGAGATGATGTCGGAGCAATTCAACTGGGCAAATATCAAAAAGGAGAGCGGCAATGTTTGATTCATTCGGTAATTTTTTCTGGACGTTCATGGCGATGTCTGGACTCATGTTTTGGTTCTGCGTGGTGGTCTTCATCATCATGGTGATCCGTCGCAACCGTCGCAAGTTCGGAGGCCGCAATGTCTACTGACCATCGCGACCCACACAAGGCGGTCGACTACATCATCGCCAACGCAAAGAAGTTTGCGAAAGCCAAAGCGGAGCGCGTGTACCTCGAGGAGTACCGCAAGTCTCTCAAGGCCATTCTGATGAAGCGTTCGATGGAGACTGCTGTCAATGCACAGGAGCGCGAGGCATACAGTCACGACGACTACGTCGCATTGCTAATCGGTCTCAAGGAGGCTGTCGAGATCGAAGAGAAGTTGCGCTGGGACTTGATCGGCGCACAGGCCCGTGTTGAGATTTGGCGCACCGAGCAGGCCAACAATCGCGCCGAAGGCAAAGCAACGATATGAGGTACGGGCTTTGCATGGTTGGCGGTGCCTTTCTGTTGCAACTGGACACATGGATTTTCCAAACCATGTGGCTGGGTCTTGCAGGGGCGGCGCTGATGGTTTATTCGATGTATCTCGGGATCACTGGTAAGGAGAACTGAAATGGTTGCAAAACTTGGAAAGAAAAAATTGATGCTGGTTGCCGACATGGTGCCGGTGCAAAAAGAAGAAGAGACCCACGCCACCCCATGGGGCAAGGTGTGGACTCGCGGCGCTGATGTGATGGGCACATGGAAGCGCCATGGCTTCGTGCCGCCCACAGAGTATCGCGACGACTATTTTTTCAAGATCAATCGCGAAGGAGGCGTCCGTGATTGAAGACCCAGAAGAGGAGGCATGGATGGAGTTGGAGCGCCGACAAGAGGCCGAGGGCTGGCGCAAGCGTCAGGTCTTGCGAGTGAAGAGTTTTGAGGATGCATTCAACGACTACCTCGATAACCCGGGTGCGCCACGCACAGCCAGCAACGATGAGGTGCGTCGTCACTTCAACGCTGGCTGGGTGGCGGGCATCCGCAACGAATGGGCGAAAGAGAGGAATGACTGATGTTCCACTGCCCCGATAAATTCAGAGTCACACATCCGGCCTATGGGCCGGGTGACGAGACCAATGGGCTGTTCGAGATCACGCTCAAGCACAGCCAGCGCGTGCGCGTCATCGCCAGCAATGGCATGGGCTGGGAACACGTCAGCGTCTCGCGTGACGACCGATGCCCAACGTGGGAAGAGATGTGCCAAGTCAAAGACCTTTTCTGGGACGAGGACGACTGCGTGGTGCAGTACCACCCGCCGAAGTCGGACTACGTCAACATCCACAAGAACTGCCTGCACCTCTGGCGTCCGATGGACGTCGAGATGCCACGGCCACCGAAACTGATGGTGGGCTGACCATGACCACACTGGCTGAGAAAAAGCACATGAGCCGGGTGGCCGAACTGGGCTGTGCGGTCTGCCGCCGCATGGGTTACCCGGGCACCCCGGCGGAACTCCATCATCCAAGGGCCGGAACAGGGGCTGGAAGACGCGCAAGCCACATGGACGTCATCCCACTATGCCCAGAGCATCACAGGGGCCGTACGGGCCTCCATGGCCTCGGGACGAAGGGGTTCCCTAAGCACTGGGGGTTCGACGAGGCTGACCTGCTGGCCGACGTCCGCCAACAACTAGGGGAAACTACCTAGAAAATAATTTGCAAAAAGGTGTTGACATGGTTTAACTCTGGGTTATACTAACACCACTGACCAAGCAATCAAGCCGTCAGGTAACAACGAAAGCGAGTTAAACCATGAACACAATCACTACCACCCAAGTCGACACCCTCGGTCAACTGTTGGCCCAGATTGCCGAACTCACCAAGCAAGCCGACGCCATCAAGGACGGCATCAAGGACGCCGCCAGCGCAGGCGGTGCCAAGGTTGTCGAAGGCGACCTGTTCAAGGCCACCTACATCGAGACCAACCGCTCGACAGTCGACTACAAGACCCTGTGCGCTGACCTCGGCATCACCGCCGACCAGATCGCCAAGTACAGCAAGACCAGCGCCGTGTTCTCGGTCAAGGTCACCAGCAAGTAATCGGAGGCCAGCATGAGCAAGACACTCGACAAGATGCTGGCCCAACGTGGCTGGATCGCTCACATCGATGACGAGCGCCACCTTGGCAACAGCATCATCGTGACCCTCGACAACGACTACGTCTTCATGGACGACAAGACCTGCGGTGTGCGTGGCTACGACACCGTCAAAGAGGCCGAGGTGGACACCCGCTTCGCCAACATCATCCACAAGTAAACCCCGGGGCTTCGGCCCCATCTCAAAGCGAAAGGAAAGCGAATCATGGGACAGTATCACGAGGTCTACAACCTAGACAAAAAAGAACGCATCAACCCGCACGCCATCGACAACGGTCTCAAGTTGTACGAGCAGGTCGGTCACATCGCAAGCACCAGCACCGCACTCTTTGCTTTGCTGGCAAACAGCAACGGGCGTGGGGGCGGCGACTTCCCCGAGCATTCGATGATCGGTCGCTGGGCCGGTGATCGCATCTTGATCCAAGGCGACTACGCCGAGAAGACAGATCAGGCCGCGCAGAACCCCAATGAACTCGAGGCATACACCGACATCTCTGCTGGCGTCGCTGAGATGCTGGCCGTCATCGAGAAGAACTACTGAGGAGAAGACCATGATTAAGTACGGCATCCTCGACTACATGGGCAAGGTCACCCGCTGGGTGTGGGAGAAGCCCGCCGACCACTACAAGTTCATCACGGTGAAGATCAAGCGCACGCGCAAGCCGCGCTTTGACCTGACCCAAGTTCCTGACGCACCCTTCTGAGGAGATCACCATGTTCGATCCAAAATCCGCCGCCGACATCAACTACATCAAGGGCTTTGACCACGGGTGCGACTACATCGTGGCCGAGATCGAGCGGCACATGAAGGAGGTGCCTAACACCGAGCAGGTGCTGGCTCCTCTCTTGCGCCACCTCAAAGGTGAGGGATTAGGGAAAGTACCTACAACAAAGTCAAAATAAATGTTGACGACGTTTAATTTCATGTTAAACTGCAAGCACTGACAACAAGGTGTTGTCGGGTAACCAACAGAAAGCGAGTTAATCATGTACCAGTACGCACGTTCCAGCAACCAGTCTGCATTCCGTTCCACCACCCCTCTGAGCAACGAGCAGATCGCCCGTTACGCCCCCAGCGTGCTGGCGCAGGAAGCCCACGAGTCCCGTGGTGAGCGTTACACCTTCATCCCCACCATCGATGTGCTGGATGGCCTGCGCCGTGAGGGCTTCCAGCCCTTCGAGGTTCGCCAGACCCGCGTCCGCGATCAGTCCAAGCGCGAACACACCAAGCACCTCGTGCGCCTGCGCCACGAGTCCAGCATCACCAGCCTCGAGGAAGTGCCCGAGATCATCCTGCTCAACAGCCACGACGGTTCGTCCTCGTACCAGTTGCTTTCCGGCTTCTTCCGTTTCGTTTGCTCCAACGGTTTGATCGCCGGTGACGTCTGCAACGACATCCGCGTGCGCCACTCTGGCAACGTGGTGGATGACGTGATCGAGGGCGCTGTGCGCGTGCTGGATAACGTCGAGGAGATCGCTGGCCGCATCGACACCTACAAGTCGATCACACTGGCACCCGAGGAGGCCACCGTGTTCGCCAACGCCGCCCTGTCCCTGCGCTGGGACGAGGACAAGGCTCCCGTGCAGGCCGATCAAGTTCTCCGCACCCGTCGCTGGGCCGACAACAAGGCCGACCTGTGGACGACCTTCAACCGCGTGCAAGAGAACCTGCTCAAGGGTGGCTTGTCTGGCCGCTCCACCACCGGTCGCCGCACCAGCACCCGTGCTGTGGGTGGTGTCAACGAGAACGTCAAGTTGAACCGTGCCCTCTGGTCTCTGGCCGATGGCTTGGCTCAACTCAAGACCAATCAGGTCAGCATTGAGGAGGCGCTGGCAGTTTAAGGTGAAGGAGGGGCGAAAGCCCCTTTTTCATTGCGGGGTATTGCGTTGACGTTTAAGTTGGTGTTATACTGGCATCACTGCAATAAGCAGGACAGCGAAGGAGAAGCGAAATGACATACGAAGCAGAGATCGAGACCACCATCGCAGGCATCCCCTGCTTGATCGGCGTCACCCACTACGAGTGCGTGCAAGGCTCGTACAACTACCACGCCGACAGCGACATGGACTACTACGGCTACAGCGAGGCCGAGTGGGAGGTGCTGGATCGCAAGGGCTACAAGGCCGCGTGGCTCGAGAGAAAACTCACTGCCCGCGACCACGACCGCATCAACGCTGAGATCGATCAATACTTCAACTGAGGAGAACACCATGGCAACAACCGAAGACCTGCAAACCCGTATCACCACTCGTGACGACAACCGCACAGTGTTCGTCGACTACTACGACGACGGCGAGGTGTGGCTGTCCATTCAACTGCACGGTGGCGGTGCCAACTGCGTGCTGAGTCACGAGGAGGCCCGCGAGATGATCGCCGCCCTGACCCGCGTGGTGGAGGCATCATGAGCAACATGAACAACATGAGCAACCTGTTCGACGAAGTCGAGTCCGAATTGATGCGCCAGTTCCGGGCCATCACCCCGGAGCAACTGGCGGAGGAGGAGCGCCGCCGTCAAGTCAAGCGCGAATACGAGGCGTTGCATACGCCCATCGAAACTGACGAAGACCGCGCCAACAAGGATGAATACCCCGACGATGATGACGACGGGGATGCGGCATGAGACAAGCCATCCTGCTCACGGCCATCACGCTGGCCCTGTTTTGCGCCCTCAGCGCGATTTTTTACGGGGTGGCTATGTCTACCCCTCAACCAACCGAGAAAGCGCCTCCTGCGCCCGAAACCAAGAGGGTATGGACATGACCGAAGACGACTTGGCAAAGACCTATGAGCAGGCCACCCACAACGCCCTCGTGTACGGCGCAGGGTTCGTGAAGGTTGCACTGGTCAACGGTAGTTTGGAGGTCTCTGTGGTTGATCCACGGGATTACCGGTACATCGAGCCAATTGAGGCGCAGGAGGTGAAGCATGACTGACTGGGAAGGAGAGTTTGGCGGAGACGCATTGCTCCAGCGACAGCGCGACGAGCAGAGGCAGGCGGAGCGGGCGCGTTTGTTGACCGCCCCTAAAGAGTCCCGTCGGTATGAGGGTCTCAAGCCAAAACCGTGGCAGGCGCTGATGCGTGGCGTGCGTGTAGAGGGTGAGACCGTGGTCATCTCGGCCAAGGGTGGCAACGAAGGCGCACGCGCATTGTGTGCGGCATTGATCGAGGAGATGAACAAATGACCAAGCATGAGATCGACAACATGATGCGAGACCTGCCCAGCCAGCGGCAGTGGTACTACGAACGGAGCCGCCGGTACATCATCAACGAGGCACTGGCAGGGGTTGCATTTGTCCTGTGTGTGGGTATACTCGTATTCATGTAAAAAGCGAATGCGTAGCGATCCTACAGCGAAAGCAAACCGAATCGGTAAACAAGGGGTGGTGCCCTCTACCAACACCGGAAACCCGCCACGAGCGGGTTTTCTTTTGGTCAATTTCATGTTAAAATTCAAGGCATAACAACACTGGAGAGTGAGATGGCAACAGCACAGCGCATTTACCTCGTCGGCACGCCCGACGGCAAGACCCGCCTGATCAAGGCAAGCCTGCGCCAGCAGGCACTGAGCCATGTGGCAAACACCATGCTGACCGTTCGCGTGGCATCGCAAGATGACCTCGTCAATGAGTTGAGCAAGGGCACCGCAGTGGAGCAGTACAGCAACCCCGACCAGCAAGAACTGATCGAGACTAGCGAGTCCCCAGCGAACTGATAGCGAATCGGTTTCCCCGCCCGATCAAATAAAACGGGGGCCAAGATGACTGGCGTCTGTGGGTGCAACCCAACCGGGTGTCTCGCAAACATTCCGGGCAGGCTCCAGCCATGTTGGCACACTAGCGTCACGAAAGCGAATCGGATAAACTGAACCACAACTTCAACCATTCGCAGGAGGAATAGGGATGACGCCCGAAACGCCAAAGAAGCCACGCAAGCCGCGTGCAACCAAGACCGAGACCGCAAAGGCCAAGCAGGCCGTACAGAAGGTCATCGGCGACGCCCAGACACAACTCAAGAAGCACGCTATCGGTAGACCCTCGTCCTACGATCCCGTAGTAGCAGAGAAGATATGCGAACTCCTCAGTGAGGGAGTGCCATTGAGAGAGATATGTCGTATGGAGGGTATGCCAGCGTGGAGGAACATCTATTTTTGGATGGCACGCGATGAAGACCTTTCTGCACACATCGCACGCGCCCGTGAAATGGGATATGACAACATCGCCGAGGAATGCCTCGACATCGCTGACAACTCGTCCAACGACTGGATGGACAGGGAGATCAGGAATGCCCACGGCAAGATCGAAGTCACCCGCGTGGTGGACACCGAACACATTCAGCGCTCGAAACTCCGCATTGAGACCCGCCTGAAGTTGCTGGCGAAGTGGAAGCCCGAGAAGTACGGGGACAAGACCATCATCGCCGGGGACGCCAACGGTGCCCCGATCAAGACCGAGGAGACCGGCAGTGGCCGACTGTTCGAGTTGATCCGCGCAATGGAAATGGGCAAGCGTGTCACTGGTTGAACACCTTGACGCTGACCTAGCCGAGGAGTTCGACAACCTCGACGAGGCCAACCGCATCGCGGTGCTGGCTCATACGGCATGGGTGACCGGTGCCCACGCCTACCAGATACCGCCACCCCTCGAGCAGGACTACCACGTCTGGATGATGCTGGCAGGCCGTGGAGCGGGTAAGACCCGTTCAGCCGCCGAAGCCCTGTGGTGGTGGTGCTGGGTAGTTCCCGGCTCCCGTGCGCTGGTGCTGGCTCCTACGTCCAACGACTTGAAGTTCACCTGCTTTGAGGGGCAGTCTGGCCTGCTGGCCTGCATACCCCAGCAGTTGATCCTTGACTACAACAAGCAGGATCACCAGATCAAACTGGTCAACGGCTCGATCATCCGGGGTATCTCAGCCGACGCTTATGAGCGTCTGCGCGGCCCGCAGTTCCACTTCGCATGGACTGACGAGTTGGCCGCATTCAACTACATCCAAGAGGCGTGGGACATGATGCAGTTCGGTCTGCGTCTGGGTGACAGCCCCAAGGTGATCGTGACCACGACGCCCCGCCCGAAAGACCTGATCCTCGAGTTGATTGGCCGTGAGGGTGACGACGTCATCATCGACCGTGCATCGACCTACGACAACAAGGACAACCTCGCGCCCACGTTCCAGCGTCAGTTGGAGCAGTACAAGGGATCGAAGTTGTACCAGCAGGAGGTGCTGGGCGAGATCGTCGACCTCGAGGATGGCAAGGTCGTTTCCCGCGATATGTTCCGCCTGTGGCCTGCCAACAAGCCGTTCCCCAAGTTCGAGTTCATCGTGCAGTCTTACGACTGCGCCTTCACCGACAAGCAGTACAACGACCCGACGGCCATGACGACGTGGGGCGTGTTCAAGCCCATGGATGGCCCAATTTCCGTCCTGCTGATCGATTGTTGGGCCGAACACCTGACCTTCCCTCAACTCAAGCCCAAGGTGCTGGAGGAATGGCGTGTCTCCTACGGTGAAGGCAAGGATGCCAAGCGCCCCGACCTGATCCTCGTGGAGGACAAGGCCGCAGGCATCTCACTGGTGCAGGAGTTGCGCCAGATGCACCTGCCTGTGCGGCCATGGAACCCGGGCAACGCCGACAAGATGACCCGCCTTCAGATCACTGCGTCCATCTTCACGACAGGCCGTGTGTGGCTACCTGAGAGCAGTGTGCGTTCCGGGTATGTGAAGGACTGGGCCGAAGGGTTCCTGAGCCAGATATGCTCGTTCCCTGACTCGGCACATGACGACTACGTGGACAGCACGACGCAAGCGATCCGTTTGTTAAAGGACATGGGTTTCCTCGACATAAACCCCGAGCCTCGTTATGATGACGATGATGATTATCTTGAGGTTCAACCAAAGCGGGTGAACCCGTACGCGGCGTGAAAGGGATGATATGGCGGACGTGAAGAAGACGGGAATGGCATTCGCAAAGGTGATGAAACAAGCATCCGATGAGGCGGAGGCCGCACTCGCCGCTCAGAAAGCCGCTGAGAAGGCCAGCAAACTCGAGAAGGTGCTGGAGGCCAAGCAAGCACCAATGACGACGCCCTCGGGCACTGGCCTGCCCTTGATGCCACGTTCGCAGGGTATGTACACCCCGGGCGTCGAGCAGAAAGACCTGCCACGTATGCCAACGGTCGACAAGGCCCGAGCCGCAGGCAAGCAACCCAAGTACACCGAGCGGATGCAAGACCTGCTCGACTCGCCCACCGCACGCAAGAAGATCGACAAACTGATCAACCAAGGCAAGGACTTGAACGTGCAGGAGTGGTACGGCACCGAGCCGATCCGTCAGGTCGCCATGGACATCGGCATGAGCCAGAAGGAGTTCGACCAGTTCCTCGCTCAGATGGCCTCAGCGTCTCAGCGCAACCCTGTCGACCAGCAGAACAAGATGGGCAGTTACCTGCACTACCTCAGCCAGACAGGCCAACTGCCGGACGACGCATTCCTCCTCACGAACAAGATCAAGCGCGGCAAGCAGGAAGCACCCAAGGGCACAGCCATCGAGTTGCCGCCCGGGTATGGATCGCTGGCGCAGGGTGACATCTTCTCCCGTGGCAAGCAGATCGCCGCCGGTGACATCGAAGGCGCACTGCCACCCGACAAGAAGTTGGGCACGTTCTACCGCAACTACCAAGGCAACCTCAAGCCCGTGACCGTCGACGTCAACGCTGTGCGTGGCCCGATCATCGAGCGTGGTGATCCGCGCTGGCTGGCATCGAAGTTGGTAGAGAAGGATGAAGAGGGTAACGTCATCGCGACGCACTTCCCTCGCAAGGATGTCGAGTCGGGCAAGTTGAGCCTCAAGCAGGCAAAAGAACGCCCCGGCTTTTGGGAGGCCGCCCCCTCTGGTTCAGAGTATGCTGGATTCGAAGACCTGTGGCAACGTGGTGCAAAGCGCCATGGCATGGCCCCAGCAGAAGCGCAGGCACTGGGCTGGTACGGCTCCGCTGATGTGACCGCCCTGAAGACCAAGCCAGAACTGTACGTCGAGAACCTCGAGCGCATGATCCGCCGCACCGCCGAGCAGACAGGTCAGAACCCACGCAAGGTGATGGAAGACGTCCTGCGTGGCAAGCAGTACCTCAAGAAGAAGGGCGGCGCTGTGACCAAGGTAACGGCCAGCCGCGACAAAGATTACGAAGGCGCGTACCACGACGCCATGGCAACCGAGATCAACAAGGCCAACGGTGGCGTGATCAAGTCCCTGCAATGGAAGGCCGAAGGCGGGGCCATCAAGCCCATGCCATGGAAGGCCGCAGGTGGTGGCTGGGCCAAGGCTGGCAAGGCCATCCAGAAGGCCGCAAAAGAGGCTGGCATGGCAAAGCCTCAGACCGCCGAGAAAGACCTGACCACACTGCAAGACTTCCACACCTCGCTGGGCGATTCTGTCCGCGCCCGTGCCATGGAGGCGCAGAAGCAAATGGAAGGCTTCGATTACAAGTACGACAAGGGCCAGCGCGTGTTCACCAAGGACAGCGCGGCCAAGAACAAGCCGCCTTACACCATCCTGCACCGTACCCGCGTGGGCAATCAGCCGATGCGCGAGGACATGAACGACTTGATGAGCAAGAAGATCATCGACCCCGAGACGGGTAAGACCAAGCGCACACCTTACGAGCCCGGCTACCGTGTCCGCTACGAGAAGGGCGACGAGTGGTCTGAGTTCGACATCCCTGCGTCCGCCATCGTCGGTGACGTGGAGATGGCCCAAGGCGGCGCAGTGCCCAACCTGAACATCGACAACACCATGCCCGACTCAAGCGACAGCGGCATGATGAACTATCTGCCCCGCTTCGATGGTGGTGGCGCAGTCGACCAGAGTGAACTTGGTGGTGAAGGCTTGACCAAAGCCAAACTGATGGCCGAGATTCTGGCCCGCATGGCAAAAGAGCAAGGCAAAGAGGAGATCGGCTCCCTAAAAAAGCCTCGCGCCCTCACTGACCTCATCAACCGGGGCATGATCGCTCCGCTGGTCGGTGCCCCTGTTGACCTGATCAACATGGGGTTGGAGGGCGTCGACGCTGTGCGTGACTTAGCGAGTGGTAAACGAGTCGAAAACCGATTGGCTTCTGAAAAGCCTGTTGGTGGATCGGAGCAGATCAAAGACCTGATGAATCGCTTCAACATGACGAGCGGTGAAGACCGCCCCATGATGGAGACTGGCCTGTCGCTGGTCTCTCCTGCCGGTGCGGTCAAGGGCGCGGCCAAGACTGGGCAGGTCGGCCAGAAGACTTTAGGTGCCTTGGGCGAGATCGCCAACACAAACTTAAACAAGTCTGGTAAACTGTCAAGTCCCCTCACTGAGGCAAAGACGGCATCGACCGGGACACCACAAGGAGCAAAGTATGCAACCAAACAAGAAGGCCCATTCTTCAGAGTCAGGCCAACCGCCGCTGATCCGAGCAAGGCAAAGGGTAGCGGAACTCGAGAAGCGACTGGGCTATCAGCCCAAGGGTCTCTCGAAGCAGGATCAGGAGACGTTCGAGGCGGACTTCCGCAACGCTATCCGACGGAAGAAGTGGATCGAATAATCGCTGACCCGAACCTCAACGAGCCGCTTCGCATCGCCCAGCAGTACACCCGCGAGAAACTGGGCACCGAATTCACTGCGCCAGAAATTCCACCGAGCAGTCTCGCCAAACAAAGCGCGATTGCCCGCACGCATGAACTCGCCCTGACCGACAGCCCTGAGTACAAGAGCGCTGTCTTTGACGCCTACGCCCGTACCATGCCTGACGTGCTGGAGCAGTCTGGCGCGAAGAACTACGACGACCTCATGGAGAAGGCGTACCGCCAACTCGCCGTTGAGACCGATCAGCAGTTCCAAGCCCTGCCGTTCAACCTGTCGTACCACCGTGGTGGCGAAGGCAACTACAGCGGCACCCGTGAATTGCTCGAGGACATCCACGGCAACAAGCATATGTACGTCTACCAAGGCGGCGACCCACACGACTTCCTCAACCGCGTCGACGATGCCACTGGCCTGAACGAGAACGAGAAGTTCCGCGCAGTGCATGACGCCATGGGCCACGCCATCTATGGCAACGAGTTCGGCCCGCTGGGTGAAGAGAAGGCATGGGCCATCCACCAGCAGATGTACAGCCCGCTGGCCCGTCTGGCAATGACTGCCGAGACACGCGGCCAGAACTCACTGGTCAACTACAGCCCGCTCAACGTCAACCTCAAGGACGAGGTGTCCAAACTGCGCGAGTTGCAGATCGAGGCACGCCGCCGTGGTGACAAAGAGGGTGAGCGCGTGGCTACCGAGGCCATCCGCGACGCCTTTGGTGGCTTCCAGTTTGCGCCCCAGAAGGCCATCCTCCTGCCGCCCGAGTTCTCCGATCCCAAGTACCGTGGTGGGATGCCTGACTACATCCAGCCGCTGATCACACCGCAGGCAGGCACGACCACCAAGTCGGCCTTGACCCACTTCAGCCACAACCCTGAGTTGCGCGTGACCGACCCGACCAAGTATGGAACCGGCATCAAGGGCGCTGAGATGGCACGCCTGCAAGGCACAGACAACCCGATCGTGCCCCGCACTTACTTCTACGCCGGTGAACCCGGTGCAGTCGCTCCAGAGCCGGGTCTTGGTGTGAATCGCTACCGAACCGAATCCGAATCGCTTTACGATATTTCCAGCGACCCACTGCGCTTCAAGCCGCTGGCCCGTGAGTCGAACCGCACACCCTTCACCGCCAAGTACAACGCTGGCATCAGGTCTCCAGATCAGGAATTGACTGACATGGAGCGCATGATCCGCGAGTACGGCTACGAGGGCTACATCAACCCGAAAGCCAGCAAGCCTGCCGCCGTGATATACACGCCCAAGCAGGTTGAACGCCGCCGTCGTGGTGGCCTGATGCTGATGAAAAAATAAGGACAGACCATGGCTACAGAATTTCCGATTGACCCAGAGTTCGATCGCTTCATCGAGGGATTGAAAGAGACGCCCAACGGTGGCCTCGAAGTCGAACTGCCTGACGAGGACGCCGAGGTCGAAGAACTGGCCGACGGCTCCGCCCGCGTGGTCATGAACGAGTTTGACGGCCCCGAGGAGGACGAGGACTTCTACGCCAACATGGCCGACACGGTCAACCTGTTTGACCTCGAGAAGATCACCCTGCGCTACCTTGACCTGATCGACAAGGACAAGGAGGCCCGCAAGGAGCGCGACAAGCAGTACGAAGAGGGCTTGAAGCGTACCGGTCTGGGCCATGACGCGCCCGGTGGTGCATCGTTCCAAGGCGCATCGAAGGTGGTTCACCCTGTGATGGCTGAGGCGTGCGTGGACTTCGCATCCCGCGCCATGAAGGAGATGTTCCCACCAGACGGCCCAACCCGCACCAAGATTCTGGGCGAGGTCACACCCGAGAAGACCGAGGTGGCCGAGCGCAAGCGCGACTACATGAACTGGCAGTTGACCGAGCAGGTCGAGGAGTTCCGCGACGAGATGGAGCAGATGCTCACGCAGTTGCCTATGGGTGGATCGCAGTTCCTCAAACTCTGGTACGACGAGAAGAAGCGCCGCCCATGCGCTGAGTTCGTGCCGATCGACAACATCATCCTGCCGTTCGCCGCGACCAACTTTTACACCGCACAGCGTGCGACCGAACAGCAAGACATCACTGACTGGGAATTCCAGAACCGCATCGAGCGTGGCCTGTACCGCGACGTGTCCTACATCCGCGCCACCTCTGAGCCTGAGCAAACAGCCGCAGAGAAGGCCAACGACAAGATCGAGGGTCGCCAGTACCAAGACGGTTCTGACGGCCTGCGCCGCGTGTACCACGTCAGCACGTTCTTGAACCTCGACGACGACAACCACAGCAAGGGCGAGAGCGCCCCGTACATCCTGATGATCGACGCCCTCGACAACAAGTGCGTGGGCTTGTACCGCAACTGGGAAGAGGGTGACGACACCTTCACCAAGTTGGACTGGATCATCGAGTTCAAGTTCATCCCATGGCGTGGCGCTTATGCCATCGGCCTGCCTCACCTGATCGGTGGCCTTGCCGCCGCGCTAACAGGCTCTTTACGCGCCCTGCTGGACACCGCGCACATCAACAACGCGGCCACCATGATCAAACTCAAGGGCGCGAAGATGTCTGGTCAGTCCCAGAACATTGACGTGACTCAGGTGACCGAGGTCGAAGCCGCGCCCGGTGTGGACGACATCCGCAAGGTTGCGATGCCCATGCCGTTCAACCCACCCAGCGAGGTGCTTTTCCGCCTCTTGGGCTGGCTCACGGACGCCGCCAAGGGGGTAGTGACCACCGCCGAGGAAAAGATCGCTGACGTCAAGTCTGGCACGCCTGTGGGCACCACTCAGGCTCTGATCGAGCAGGGTGCCGCAGTGTTCTCGAGCATCCATGCCCGCCTGCATGACAGCCAAGGCCGAATGCTCAAGGTGCTGGCCCGCATCAACCGCTGGTATTTGGACGAGCAACGCAAGGGTGACATCGTTGCCGAGTTGCCGATCAAGCGCGAGGACTTCAAGCGCAACAGCGACGTGGTGCCAGTGTCTGATCCGCACATCTTCAGCGAGACCCAGCGCATCGCCCAGATGCAGGCTGTGATGCAGATGTCCAAGGAGTTCCCGCAGATTTTCGACCAGCGTGCCGTTGTCAGCCGGATGCTCAAGCAACTCAAGGTGCCCAACGTCAACGAACTGATGCCAAACGCCATGAAGCCTGCCGAGATGAATGCGGCAGACGAGAACAGCGCCATGGCACTGGGACGCCCTGCATTCGCATACCCTCGTCAAGACCATTTGGCGCACCTGCAAGCGCATTTGAACTTCGCCCTAGACCCAATGATGGGATCGAACCCGCTCGTGGCTCAGAAGTACATCCCGCAGGTGATGGAACACATCAAGCAACACATGATGCTCTGGTACACCAGTCAGATGTCTGCGTACGTTCAAGGTGGAACCAACATCCAGTTCCAGAAGTACGAGGACAGCAAACTGGTCAAGGAGATCGACAAGGCCGTGGCCCTTGCATCCGACCACGTCAAGATGGACACGCAAGAGGTGTTCTCTGGTGTTGTGCCTGCACTGCAACAACTCCAGCAAATGATGATGCAGATGCAGAAGTCCATGCAACAGCAACCGCCTATGGATGGCGAGGCTCAGGCCGTGTTGCAGGCATCTCTCGCAGAAACTCAGCGTCGCGCCGCCAAGGATCAGGCCGACCTCCAACTCGACACTGCACGTCTGCAACAAGACGGTCAGAACAAAGAGATGGATCGTCAGGTCAAGATCGCGATGAACGCTGAAAACAACCTCACGCAAGAGCGCATCAAGACTGCCGAACTGACAGTCGATGAAGCGAAATTGCAAAAGGAGCAGTCTGAAACTGCAATTCAACTCAACCAAGCAACCCAACGTAACTTAGGAGCATGACATGGCTATCACTTTGAAAGACGAACAGTCTGAAGCAGTCAAACAACACCACCGCAACGCGACTGGTGCATGGATCAATGGATCACAAATGAAAGAGGAATCAAAAGCGACTCAACCAAAAGCCAACAGCGACCATGGGAATTTCTCCCAGAACAAGGGCGTCGACAAGAAGAACGCATGAGGTACGTCTCCGACTTCATCGGCGCTGTAAAAGCGCGTAGAGCCGAGATCGCTGAGTCGTTGGCCGCAGGCAACTGCATCAACTTCGAGTCGTATCAAAGGCTGGTCGGACAACTTCAGGGTCTTGACGAATCCCTTGACATCCTTAATCAACTTCTAAAGGAAGAAGACAATGAGTGAAAAACCGGAAGCGGGTAATGCCGCTGAGATTGCTTGGGCATTTCCGAGCGTTGATCCCGGTGCCAAGCCCCTTGGTGGGCGAATTTTGGTGCAACTGCGCCGCACAAAACAAACTGTGACGGGTGCCGGAATCATCTTGGTACAAGAGACCAAAGAAACCGAGAAGTGGAACAACATGGTGGCGCGAGTCATCGAGATTGGCCCTCTCGCATTCAAGAAACGGGACACGATGGAGCCATGGCCGGAAGGCTCGTGGTGCGAAATCGGGGATTACATCCGCGTTCCGAAATGGGGTGGCGACCGCTGGGAAGTCGAAGTCGGTGATGACGAAGAGAAAGCACTCTTCATGATCCTCAACGACCACGAAGTCATCGCAAAAGTCACTGGAAATCCACTTGAGATGAAGGCATTCGTATGAGCGAAAAAGAACAAGCCAATCAAGAGCAGGAAATCATCTCGATCGAAGAGGCCCAAGACGGGTCTGCGGTCGTTGAATTGCCTGCAAGCATCCCCTCGCCCGAGGCTGGGGCCAATGATGACCATGAAGTAGGGTCTGATGAGGATGATGAGGCACAGCGCCAGCGTGAAATGGCCGTTGGTGGCGAGATTGACCCCGATGCAGAGCGTCTTCGGGAGCAAAAACGTCAAAAACGCCGTGCCCGCAAGGAGTACCACAAGCAAGTCTCCGTTGAAAAGGACGTGAAACTGACTTTGCTCGAGCGTCAGAACCAAGAATTGCTCGAACGACTGTCTGTTTTGGAGCGAAAGTCCCACGGAAGCGACATTGCGCGTCTGAACAAGGCTATCGAAGACCAAGGCGCACGAATTGCCTTTGCAAAACAGAAAATTGCAGAGGCAACAGCGTCTGGAAACGGTGAATTGCTCACTTCAGCGCAAGAAATGTGGTTTGAGGCGCGTCGTCAGTACGAAGCACTCGACGCTTTGAAGAAAAAGGCGACTCAACAGCCCCAACAACGCACTATCCAAGCACCAGACCCGCAATTGCAACGTCTGGCGAACCAATGGATGGGCAAAAACGAATGGTATGACCCGCAGGGCAAAGACCCAGACTCGCGGGTAGCGCTTGCCATCGACCAAGCCATGGGTGAAGAGGGTTATGACCCCCGCACTCGTGATTATTGGGACGAACTTGACAATCGCTTGCAAAAGTATTTGCCACACCGTTATACTGAAGATGCAACAGAGAGACCGACTCGTACTTCTCGACCGCGAAGTGCAGTGACTGGGTCAGGCCGCGAAAGTGCATCGAGTAGTGGAGGAAAAAATTCCTTCACCCTATCACCCGAACAGGTGAGGGCCATGAAAGATGCAGGAATGTGGGATGACGCAGAGAAGAGGGCAAAGATGATTCGTCGCTATGCCATCGAAGCACGTAATGCACAACGCTAAACATAAGGAGTATTGAAAATGGATTCTCGTTTGAAAAAATCTTTGTCGGCTGGTGGCCGGGAAAATCGCGCTTCTGAAGATCGAGTGCGTGCCGCCCCAGAAGACAGTTTCGTGTCCGCCGATGAACGCCGCAGGGCGTGGAAGGACGAATGGACGCAAAGAGCATTGCCAGAAGTACCGGAGATTCCGGGTTGGCACGTTTGCTGGCTATCGACAACCAACAGTTACGACAGCATTGACAAGCGGATTCGACTGGGGTATGTGCCCGTGAAAGCGGATGAACTTCCCGGCTTCGAAAGTAACCGCATAAAGGCTGGAGAACACGCTGGTTTCATTGCGTGTAATGAGATGCACCTGTACAAAATCCCTATGGATGTGTACCAAGATGTGATGGCTCATTTTCACCATGAGGCACCGCTTGAGGAGGCGAACAAGATTCGTGTCCAAGCAGAGCGGATGACCGGTCGTGATAGCAAGGGACGCCAACTGGGTGAAGTCGAAGGTGACGGTCTGGATTTGATGGACAAACCAATGCCCGCGCCCTCATTCCAAGGGTAAGGCACTTTTAACCAAACAAGGAGTAAGACAATGTCTTCTACTAATGCTCCGTTCGGTATGCGTCCTGCGTTCCACCCTTCGGGTCTGGATCGCGCTCAGGCGCTTGCTGGCGGTATCGCTTCGGGCTACTCGTCCGATATTCTCAAGGGCCAACCGGTGAAGTACGTCACTGGTGGCGTTATTCAACCCGCCGCCGCTGGCGACGCCTTTGTTGGTGCTTTCGCTGGTGTTGAGTTCACCGACACCACCGGTCGTCGTCGCGTATCGAATTACTGGCCTGCCTCTACGGCTTACCAGACTGGTTCGTGCGTTGCCTACTTCTACAACGATCCTTTGATCGTGTATGAAATTCAGGCTGACGGCTCTGTGGCACAAACCGCCATCGGTGATGAGGCTGACCTCAGCAACACCACTGCTGGTTCGAATGTGACTGGTCTTTCTCAAGCCACTTTGTCTTCGACTCTCGTCGGCGCTGGTAACAGCGGTCAGATGCGAATCGTCGACATTGCTCCGTACCCTGACAATGCTTGGGGCGATGCGTACACGATTGTGCGTGCAACCATCAACGAGTCGCAGTTCCAAGCGTCCGTGAACGCCATCTAAAAAGGAGAGTGAATCATGGCCGCTCCAATGCGTAGTACCGACTTTCGCTCGATTGTCGAACCCATCCTGAATGAATGCTTTGACGGCGTGTACGACCAACGTACCGACGAATGGTCACGAGTTTTCCGTGAACAAGAAGGCATTCCCCGTAACTACCACGAAGAACCCGTTCTGTACGGTTTCGGTGCCGCTCCTCAATTGCCTGATGGAACTCCTGTTTCCTATCAGCAAGGCGGCGTGCTGTTCCTCAAGCGCTATGTGTACAACGTGTATGGCTTGGCCTTCGCGTTGACCAAAGTGTTGGTGGAAGACGGCGACCACATCCGTATCGGTCAGGTGTATGCCCGCCACCTCGCTCAGTCCCTGATCGAGACCAAGGAAACCCTGTCTGCAAACGTGTTGAACCGTGCCTTTAACAGCGCCTATCCCGGCGGTGACGGCGTGCAACTGAACAGTGCAAGCCACCCCATCGTGAACGGTACTGCTTCGAACCTGTTGGCTACTGCCGCGAACCTGTCTCAGACTTCGCTCGAGCAGATGCTGATCCAGATTCGTCAGGCTGTGGACAACAACGGCAAGAAGATTCGTTTGGTGCCCCGCCAATTGGTGGTTGCTCCCGGCAACGTCTTCCAAGCCGAAGTTCTGTTGAAGAGCGTTCTGCGTGCAGGCAACGCCAACAACGACATCAACCCAATCAAGTCTATCGGCTTGCTTGACGAAGGTGCCGCTGTGTTGTCTCGTTTGACCTCCAGCACTGCATGGTGGGTTCAGACCGACGCTCCTGAAGGCATGAAACTCCTGATGCGCCGCAAACTGGAGAAGACCATGGAAGGCGACTTCGAAACTGACTCTATGCGCTACAAGGCGACAGAGCGTTACGACGTTGGCTTCACCGACTGGCGTGCAATGTACGGCACCCCCGGCGTCTAAACCACAAGAGGGGGGCTTCGGCTCCCCTCGTCACAGGAGATCAAAATGTCCCAGACTTATATCGGTTCTACCCTACGTACAGGTAGTGACACGCTGACTGACTCAGTCGACGGCGGTTTCGTCGTTGTGAGCCAGACCACGACTGTCACCACTGCGTCCGCAGGCACTGCTACAAGCGCGACGCTGACTCTCCCTGCTTCTTCTCAGATCATCGACTTTTTCCTCGATACCATCCAAGATGAATCAGTGGGTGGCGGCACCGCAACCGCTATCAATGCAACCATTGGCACAGCCGCCGCAGGTACTCAGTATCTGTCGGCCACTGACGTCATTGGCGGCGGTCGCATCGCACTTTCTTTCACCACCGCTCAATGCGCGGCGATGGATGACATTGGTACCAACCAATCTGTCGTCATCACTGTCGATCCGAACGGCACGATCAGCACAACTCAGGGCATCTACCGCCTGACCGTTGTGTATGCTCAGAAAGTTTGAGGAGGCACGTCATGGGCCAATTCAAACCTATGGTCAAAATGATGACCACGGAGCCAACCGTTGAGTTGAAACTCAAAAAAGGCGGTCATGTGAACATGAAGAAGGGCGGTAAAACGTCCGAGCATGGTCACAAGAAGATGGCCGATGGCGGTAGCGCCATGGGCGCGTTGATGGGCACTCCCGCTTTGGTGGGCCGTCCCGCAGTCAATGCACCTGTGAAGTCACCCGGCAAGCCTCCAATGGCCGCTCGTCGCAAGGCGATGGCCGCGAAGCCTGCCGCTCCCGCAATGAAAAAAGGCGGCGAGTCCAAAGCAGAACACAAGGCAGAGATGTCGAAGATGAAGGGTCTTGAAAAAGAACTGAAGTCTCACGAATCTAAGCCTGCCAGCAAGGGCCACAAAGGCCTCAAAACTGGCGGTGTAGCGTTGGGCAACGGTGGTGGCTACAAGAAGGGTGGCGATGTCAAGAAGTACGCCAAAGGCGGTCTGACTGGCAACGGCATCATTCCTGAGTCCGCTTCAGCCAAAGGTGGCGAAGGCTACAAAAACACCAAGATGCACACCGCTGAGTACACCGGCAAAACGTCCGGCACTACTGGTGGCGTGAAAGAAGGCAACGCAGGCGGTTACAAGACCGGCGGTGTGGCCCTCGGCAATGGTGGTGGCTACAAAAAAGGCGGTGCCCCAAAAAAAGCCTACGCGGCGGGGGGTACTGTTGACTCAGGTCGCCCCGTCGCGATGCCTCAAGGCCGTAAAAAGCCATCGACCCCAGTAAGCATCAACCAACTGTCTGGCACCTTCAAAAAGGGTGGGAGCGTGACTCCTGCTCAAGGTCGCTTGATGAAGAACTTCGCGTCTGAGAATGCCACTGCGATGAAGCAGGCCAAGGCTCAGTCCAACGAGGTCTACAGCAAGTACCAGAAGAAGGCCAAGGGCGGTGAAGTTGAGGATATGTCCAAGGGCGCGTATGACCGTCACTATGCCAACGAAAAGGCAGAGAACGAGGCCATGCGTGAGTCAATCTTGGGTGCGCCCAAGCGTCTCATGGAAGGGGTGAAGAACCTCTTCGGCTCAAAGGCACCTTCCGCAAAGCCTACTGAAAGCGTGACCAAGACCAAAGAGTCTGTAACTGTCACACCAGCGAAAAAGCGCGGTGGTCGTTGTTGAAAACGAGTGGGGGCTTCGGCCCCCGCTTTTAATTTATTTTGGAGAGCCACATGGCAACCGTAATTTCATCTATTTCGCGCCAAGGCGCATATGAACCGTTCGAGTTGCAGGTCTCTCGCGGTCAAATTCAGGGTCATACCCGCACTTGTCCATTTGGCTTTAACACGGCAGTT